GTTACAAGACAGCCATATATTGACATCAGCGAGGCGCCCTTGTCCCAAGAGCAAATCAGTGATTTTTTGGCAGAAAGAAACTTTTTTAAGATACCTTCTTATAGGCACTTAGAATACTACAACCCTAAAGGAAGGGTGTTTCTTCAAGATGCTCATTCTGGGAATGTTGTTTCCGGATTTGACGCAAACGGAGCTGAAAATATTTTTCTGATTGATACACCGTTTCGTTTTGCTACAGAAGCGGACGCTGCGACGATTGAGCAGTTCAACAGGCTGATGAGAGGCAAGCTGATAAACGGCAAAATCAGCCAAGAGAGGTACGCCGAGCTGAAGCCATTTTTGACTGATCCGACGGCTTTAGAATATTGGGAAGGTGAACCTAAATTCAGCCTCAGAAACCCTGAGAAGCTCGACTCCGAATACAAAGCAGCTTTCGAGGCCAAGGACGAAGAGCAGGCCCGTGGGTTGGTTGATGAAGCTGCTAGGGCTGCCGGATACAAATACAAAATGTATCGAGGTGTTGAAAATGATTACCTCAAAGGCAATGCGTACGTTTTTGAAAAAGCGGACGAAACATATTTTACCTCTGATAAACAAAAAGCAGAAAACTACGCATACGGTTGGAGGTCATCGTCGTCTCCTGATTCTGGCGCTGTTTACGATGTGTATTTAAAAATGGAGAATCCGTGGATTCCAGATCGCATAACGGATGCTCAAGGGTGGGAATATTACGACAGACAATTACGAGAGCAGGGATATGATGGTGTGATTGGTGCGCACGGAGGAAAAGCAGCAGCGGAAAGGGGAGATATTGAGGTCGCAGTTGTGTTTGACCCGTCTCAAATTAAATCCGCTGATCCGTTCACGTACGACAACGAAGGCAATCTGATTCCGCTTTCAGAACGGTTCAACTCGGGCACTGGCGACGTTCGGTTCAGCCTTACCAATGAAGGTTCGCCCGGGGTGCTGGAGGGCATCCAGATGGATCCTAAAGAAAAAGAACGCCTGCTCTCTAAAGATGCCTTGTCTGGAGTTCAGTTTAGCCTGAACGCCAAAAAATCTCTCACTTCCGAAGAGGAGATGAGAAAGCTCGATGCACTTGCCGACAAAAAGGCCAAACAGGTCGATGCAGACACGCTTCCATACCCTGTTAATCCAAACGCCGACTCCGTCACCTTGCCGCCGCGCTACGGGCTCGTAAACGCCAACATCGTTGGAATGCCGAAATCATTTAAAGACGTGCAGACTTTGCTTAACGGTCTGGTCACTCGGCTAACCAACGTGGCATCTCGAGATCCTCAGTTTGCGTTGGAGGCGGCCTCTTTCTACTCGGACATGGCTGACTCTGCGTTGAAGCTGGCAGACGCAATTAAGCCTGATGTTTCCGGCATGGAAAAATGGCTGTCTGCCGAGCTGAATATGCGTTTCTTGGCGCTGGGATCTCCAAAGAGCGCAGTGGCTGCCAATGCCACAAAATCGGGCTCGTCCGTCGCTGGATCTGCAAGCGACTTTGCGGCCGGATTTAAAATCGGAATGGGTGAACAGGCGATAGGGGCCGCAACGACACAAAAAGCGTGGAAGCGTGGAGAGCACTTTGATTTGAGTCTGCCGGGCGTGCAGGACAAGGTAAGATCGTTTTATTTGAACGGCCTCGCTGAGTTGATTGAGCTGGCGCAAAAAGAAGGTGACGCTGCCGCCGTGAAGGAACTCATGCTTCGCGCCGGGAAATCCATGCGCGTATTTGAGCCATCTCAAACAGAATTAAGCGACGCTGGAATCAAAGAAGTGCAGAGGCTTTTAGACGGCAAGGCAACCGTTGACATGTGGGACATGGCGGCGAAAGGCGAGGCGTGGCCGGGATACCTAATGACGATGAGTGAGCGGAACAAAAAGACTGAACCGTTCCAGTGGTCGCAAGACAAGTTTGAAAAGAAATCCTCACTGGCCACTCCTCAATGGCAGAAAGTGTTGAAAGAACTGAATATTTCCGGGCCGCAAGATTTGCGTTACCAACAGGCTAGAGCCTTAAAAATTGACGGAAATGCGGCATGGGATGAAGTGTCTTGGGAAGCGCGTAAAAAACAGCCATTCCCGGATACGACTCCATTTTCGTACTACACCAAAGCTACAGAGGCAGGGCTTAGTCCCGGCGGCGGTGGCCCGCTATATGATGCGCAGCAAGCAATCGACGGCATGCTGGCTGACCGCCTGAACGAGCTTGGGTTTGCAAAAATGTTTGGTAAAGAAAAGCTCAAAGCTCGAAACGCTCAGGAGATTTTATGGGCGCTTGAAAAACTCGACAATCCGATTAAACGAAACAACGACCTGAGCCTGTTTAAAGCGTCCTTTGATCCGTTCATGGACGAGATTATGGCCCTGCGAGGCATACCTACCGCAGCGCGGAGTCACCTTGGAAGAAACGTGCTAGGCGCAATGGATCGAACGTACGGCGAGATGGCGCGGCAAGTGATGCCGCTTGAAGTCGTATCGAGCGGAACTTCCGTCGAAGCAAAACGCATCCAACAAAGAATTGCAGACTTGCAAGCAGCGGGAGACGTAAACGCAGCAAAAACTTTGACTGACTCAGTTGCAGACGGGCTTCACAACGTAATTAACACGCTTGCCGATAAGTACGGTTTGAAAGTTACGGCAGACAGAGTCGCCGTCGGCGAAGGAGGGTACACGGAAGCTAATCAACTCAACATTGCTCCAAACATGCGTATTGTGCTGCGAGGGGATCCGGCGCGGACGTATCAGGTGCTCGAGTCGCTGTCCCGTGCGCTAGATCAAGATGGTGGAAACATTATCAGAAAACCAAGCGTTCGAGAGTTGAATGATGTTCAAAAAGTCAAAAACTTAGTTTTGACTTTTGACACAACTCATCTGTCTCCGGGCGACAGAAACAACTTTTTCTTGGAGGCCGCAAAGCTGACTGATGCAAACGGCAATCCGTTCCTGACAGGCTTCACTGAAACAGAAGCCGGACTTGCTGTCGGAAACCAATTTTATGAAGGTGATTTTAAAGCTGCTATTTCTTTAAATCAACAACAGCTACAGGCACTTACGTCAAAGTACAGCATTCCAAAAATGGCAGTTGAAAAGGCAATAATTGACACTTTTTACAGAGGTCAAGATCCATCAAAAACAACCACATCTCCTTTTGCTAAAGCAATTTACGACCACATCGCAAGCAGGTTGTCTGCAACTCCGAGCGCAGCCCCTTTCCCGCAGACTGTTAATTTTGAAACGCTATGGCGCGGACGAGCAGATTCGTTAAATGCTGCAATTGAGCAATATCCAATCAGAACAAAGGCGCAGATCAAAAAAGCAAAAGCCAATGCTCCTCAAATTGCTAGTGCAACAAAACAAACTCAGGCTCATACTGAGTTGAAGTCCGAGCTACTGGCAGCAGTGCTTCGGGACGAAATATCCAAAGATCGCTACAAAGAACTGATGATAGAGTACGGCTACGCAAAGCCGGGCAAGGAAGAATCCGATGAATCCGATGAATAAAACAAATCCAACACATCAAGCAGCCCCACTGAATCCAGACGTAATCAAAGACCAAGATGAACAGATTCGTCAACTGTTCCGAGACATAGGGCTTGAGGTTCCTTCGGAAGGCTTTGGCCTTTTGAATGACCTCGGTTCTACTGGCTCTTTGTTGACGCTGGGTATCGCTGCTGGACAAGCAAAAGAAGAAATCACCAACGACGAATAATATGCCAAAATCAGTCAAACTGTCCGTATCAAAGGGCGACAAATTGCCCGTAAGTCAGGGCGCTGGCCTCACGGCCAAGGGCCGCGCAAAATATAACAAGGCCACAGGCTCGAACTTGAAAGCGCCCGCGCCTAACCCAAAAACCAAAAAAGACGCCGCCCGCAAAAAATCGTTCTGCGCAAGGATGAGCGGCATGCCCGGGCCGATGAAGGACGAGAAGGGACGCCCCACAAGAAAGGCCGCCAGCCTCAAACGGTGGAACTGCAAATGAAAGACGGACTCTACGCAAACATCAACGCCAAGCGGAAACGCATTGCCGCCGGGAGCGGCGAGAAAATGCGGAAGCCGGGAACTAAGGGGGCTCCAACCGCAAAGGCATTCAAGCAGAGCGCCAAGACCGCAAAGCCACCCAAAAAGAAATGAAGGATCCAAAAGACGTAGTGTGCCTTGTTGTAGACAACGGGCTGTTTTGCGAGTTGGCCATCAAATTGGCCCGGACGTTCAAGAAGGTGTATTACTACGTCGCTTGGCAGGATGCTTTTCCGCGCATGAATCAAGCCCGCATTGGACACGGGATTGATGGCCTACATCTGGTGGATTCAATTTTTGGATCGCACTACGATGAGATCGATTTGTTTTGTTTCCCGGACATTTACTACGGCCCCGAGCAGATGCACCTGCTGAAGGACGGGAAGACCGTTTGGGGCTCGCGGGCCGGAGAGTGTCTCGAGCTTAACCGCAGGGGCATGAAAGAAATCTTAAGGGCTCTTGATTTGCCTGTTGGTCAATATTGGCACATCAAAGGCATGAGCGAATTGCGGGAGTTTTTACGCGACCACGAAAACGTCTACGTCAAGACGGACAAGTTCCGTGGAACCTTCGAGACGTTTCACTCGAAAAACTACAATCTTGTTGAGCCCAAGCTCGACGAGGTTGAGTGGAGTCTCGGCCGATTTAAGGAGCTGATCGAATTCACCGTTGAGGCCGCGTTGGATAACAAAATTGAGTTCGGAACAGACGCATGGACGATTGATGGAAAGTTCCCTCAAACGCTTATCTCCGGGATTGAAGTGAAGGACGCTGGGTTTGCCAGCGTATTCAAACGCTACGACGAAATTCCGGAGCCGCTGCGACGGTTCAATGACCGGATGGTGCCTGTCTTCGAGGCGTATGGATACCGTGGATTTTTCTCATCCGAGATCCGAATTGGGGCCGACCACGAGCCCTACATGATCGACTTTTGCGCCCGGGCGCCCTCGCCTCCAAACGAGCTGTACCAAGAACAGTACAAAAACCTCGCCGAGTGTATTTGGGCCGGGGCAAACGGAGAGGTGATAGATCCCGAGCCTGTTGCAAAGTACGGCGCGGAAATTATGCTGCACTCGAGCTTTGCCGACAAGAACTGGCAGCCGCTCGACTTCCCGGAAGAGATCCGGGACTTCGTAAAGCTCCGCAATATTTACAAGGACGACCGTGGCTACTTCGTGGTGCCGCAATCGTGCGGGCTGCCGGAGATCGGCGCCGTAATCGGCCTCGGAGACACGCTGGAGGGTGCTTTCGAGCATGCGCTTGAAAACGCGGAGCAGATTGATGGGTATTACCTCGAACCAAAGAGCAGCGCGATTGAGAAGGTGCGCGAGCAGATTGAGAAGATGAAAGAAATCGGTTTATCGACTTTTGAGAATGAGAGTGGAGATTAAGACTGTCGACCCTGCCGCAATGCGATACCCCACCGCCGGGGACTGGGAATGGCTGCCAGACGGCGCTTTGATGCTCAAGGTGCCGGAATACGGCGGCCGTGACGTTTCCGTGCTGTTGGTGGCCATCCACGAGATGATCGAGGCGTACCTTTGCAAACGCGACGGAGTGACCGACGAGCAGGTCACCCGGTTTGACGTCGAGAACCCGAAACTCGACGAGCCCGGAGACGATCCCCGGGCGCCGTACCACCGACAACACGTGGTTGCAATGGCGCTAGAGCGCGAAGCCGCCATCGCCACATCCACGGATTGGGCAACACACGACAAATGGGTGATGGACGCTGGCAACGAGGTTGAGCGAATCGAGCAGCGCGGCGAATTGCAGAAGAGTAAAATTTTAATGCATGGAGCCCGGTACTGGTCTGAATTGCACCTCTACAGCCTGCGGGCTGACGAGACCTGTCTGCCATTTGGCGATTTGCGATACTGGCTCGATGCATGGATTGCCGCGCTCCCGTTTGATGGCTGTCCGTGCGAGGCGCATCTGAAAGAGTACGTCGCATTAAACCCGCCTGATTTTGGATCGTTTTTTGCGTGGGGCGTGCATTTGCATAATGCTGTTAACGAGCGCATCGGCAAAAAGGTGATAGGTGTTGCGGACGCACGCAAACTGTGGGAAACTCGAACATTCTAATCGATATTATGGCTGGATTTATCCCTAAAAATTACCCTGTCTTTCCTGTTGCCCCTTACCGAGGAGACGAACAAAACCCCCCGGTGAAAGGCAACACAGGAATCGGCATTCGCGAAATGAGTGCGATGATCATTCTTCATGCGCTGCTCTCAAACCCAAAATACTTTGTCAATCCCTCTCAGGCTGTTCCTGATGCGTTCGACATTGCAGACGAATTCTACGACGAAATTTTCCGATGAAACCTCAAACAAGCTCCGGGGCGACGTTGAAGTTCAGCTCGCCCGAAATTAAGGTCGGTTTAGACGCCGCCCGGTCAGCAAAAGCGCCAAAAGCAGCGCCTGCAAAATCCGCAAAATCCGCAAAAAAGGCGGGATCCGCGCCGTCTACAGCAAAGGCCTCCATGCCTAAGTCGCTAATGGAGAGCAATAAGAAAATGATATTTGGGAAACCCGGCAAACGCATGCCGAAACGTCAACGCAATGGATAATCCCGTGATTGAGGCGCTTCGGAATGTCGATCTGTCGAAAGTGACAGAAGACGAAGTGCTGCTGGATATCGTTGAGCAGTCCCGGCAATTTGCTGTGCGCATGTCCGTTGCCTCCACGCTATTAGATCTGCTGCGAGCTGATGCCGCGAAGCCTGATGTGGGGGCGCAACCTTCAGATCACGTTGCTGTGCCGTGAAATCCAAAATTAAATTTATCCGGGCAGAAACTACAATTAAGGGCGCTGAACAAGCTCTCGCGCCGAGAGAGCATGCTGCTCCTCGAGCCGATATGAAAGGCCGTCCCCGCCGGAACGACATCATTCGGCGGCATATGCTTTCAACCCGGAAAAAAGACCAATGAAGTCAAAAAACCCTCATCTTCAGCGGCATATTCAGATTACTGAAGCGCAACAGGAACTGCAAAACAGCCGCCTTCACCCGAAAACTAAAAAGCGGCTGAATTCAAAAATTGGCGGCCTTAAAAAAGGGCTGCCATGCAAAAAATGTTCGCATGCTTGAGTTTGCAAAACCTGTTCCGGTTTTAACCGACTTAGGGCGGGGCATGGCTATATACGCCTCAAACTCAGGCACTTTTGCTAACGACGTTTGGACTGTGGTTTTGGAAACCGGGAAGGTTCGGCACTTCAGAACAGATCAGGTTCGCGTCGAGAAAAACGCTACCTTCAACATAAATCCATATGGCACAACACATTCCGAGCAACCAATTTAGTCACGGTGCCGGAAAAGGCCCGGAGGAGCGTCCGATCGACCGGGCGAAATTCAGGAAGAATTTTGACCTCATCTCCGGGTTTGGAAGCGTCTCCGGTAAGCCAATTCGGCAAAAAAACGGGAAAATTACCTACACTTATTCTGCTCATTCCCAGGGTTTTACAAACAGTCGTAAAAATAAATGAAAATTTAGTTGCGGTCGGGGCGTGGGCAGGTCATATTGACGGCAGTTGGTCGATGAGCGGCCAACGAAACCAAATCAATCGATCCAATGAACACGCACATTCCTTCTGCTAAAGAACTTGCCGCCCGTTATGTTAACCAGTTCACCCGAGTCACAGCCGCAAAAACAGCTCTGGCAAAGGTTAAAGCTGATCTAAAAGCGGCTTACGAAGCTAACGATTCTGATCTCATTCTCGATCTTATTTTTGATCGCAAAGATGCCGACAAACGAGCTGCGTTAGAAGAGCTTGAATTGTTGAGCTTGGCAGAGCGCATTGGTTACGCCAAAGCCGCTCAAGCCTAACAAAGGCCGAAACGCCCTTCGGGGCGTCGTAGGGTGTGTGCCCTGCCTGACGATGGCCGTCAGTAATTTCAAATCGATAAATATATGACCCTATCAAACATAATACCCAACTCAGAAAACGTAGTGTTCCTTCTTACCACCTCCGGTGTGTCCGGGCGCTGGGCGAGGGGCAAAAGCCTTTACGAGGCGGCATACAACCTCATCAAAGTCGGAGCAAAAAAATCCTCCCTTGTCACCTGCTGGATCGTTTTCAACGACCCGGACGCGGTGATCAACGAGTGGGGCGCCCCTCGATACGGCGGCATCGCAGCGCCGCACGCATGGGTGCTCCCGGCATTCCGTACCGGGACGCTTGGATCCACGATCTCGAGCAACGCCGACTACATCTAGGCCGAAACGCCCTTCGGGGCGTCCACCAGTAATGCTGGTGCTGACGATGGCCAATCGTTAGAGTGTGTAACAATTAATCAATCGATCTATCCATGAAAAATCGCTACGACGCCAACTGCAACACCTGCCGGACGCACGTCCCGGCAGGCGATGGAACCCTCCACAAGACCCGCCGCTACGGCCGCACATTCTGGCTCGTGGCCTGCGAGCCCTGCGCCGGAGGCAAGATCACTGACGAGCCAACAGCACAGCGCATCTCCCGGGGCAACAAGACGTCCTACGGCGTCGTCACCAGCACCGGGTGGGTTGGTTACCGCAACCGCGCCGGAAAGTGTCAAGACGCGCCCTGCTGCGGCTGCTGCACTTTTTAATTACCGAGCCATGCATACATACATCAAACCAACCTATAACGACCCGGAAGCGTTCTTCGTGGATACGTGGTACAATCCGAGCTGTCGGCAGTACGTCACTCAACTCAAAGATTTGAATCGAAATCAAATTGGCGAAGCGACGTATTCCGGATCGAAAGAAAGCGCCGAACGCGCCCATCACCAACTTGTCGATTCTTTTAAAAACGACAATCCCCACATCTTACTTGAGCTTTCCAAATGAATCGTAACCGCAACCGCAATTATCGGCCGAGTGTTTTACTGCCCTCGGAGCCTCGTCCGGAAAACCCTTTACCATATGCAGTGGCCAGCTTGCTTCTGGCTGCGGCCGATGTTGGGTTCCTGTACCGACTCGCAGAAACTCCGTACGAGTTTCTTGCGATCCTTGCCCTCACCGGAATCACGTTCTTTGCCGCTTTAGAAGCACTCAGCAGAATCTAATATGGAATCACCACAATTCATTGCAGCCGTCACAGCCGGGCTCGAGAAGTGCCCTTTGACCGACGTCGCCACCGCCAAGGCCCGGGGACTGTACAAGGGATGGGTCGAGTCGTTCTACCCGATCCTCGAGTCGCACGACGTCCTCGAGGTCGAGAGCGAGTTCAGCTTTCCGTTGTTAAACCCGGAAACCGAGGCGCCGTCCCGGACGTTTTTGGAGGCCGGGAAAATCGACGGCGTGCTGCGCGACAAGCGCACCGGGGTGCTCAAAGTTCTTGAGCACAAGACCACGAGCGACTCCATCGACACTGACTCCAATTACTGGGGGCGCCTTGGCATGGACACGCAAATCAGCAAGTACATTCTTTCGCTTCGCAATCGCGGTATCGATGCGAACACCGTTGTTTACGACGTTGTCCGGAAGCCCGGGTACAAGTTAGGGAATATCCCGATCCTCGACGAGAATGGCCTGAAGATTGTAGTGGATGGGTTCGGCAATCGGGTCACCACAAAGGACGGCAAGAAGTGGCGGCAGACTGGCGATGCCGAATTAGCATACGTGGTGCAGAGCAGGCCGGAAACCTTTGAGGAGCTGTCGTCCCGGACGTTCGCTGAAATTAGTTCCCGGCCCGAAGACTACTTCGCCGTCCGGGAGGTCGGCCGCACTGACAGCGACCTCCTCGAGTATATGAACGACGCGTGGGCGCAGTCGCAGCAGATCCTATATTTTCGGAACAGGAACCTGTGGCCCCGGAACCCATCGGCATGCACTGCATTTGGCACATGCGAATTCTTTGACTTGTGCTCCGGCCGAGCAACCGTGGACAACATCCGGTTTACCAGCGGCACCAAGCACGCCGAACTCGAGTCCCGGGAGACCGAAAAAGAGTTCCTGACCAACTCACGCCTGAGCGCACTGCGCAAGTGCAGCAGGTATCATTTTCTCCGGTACGAACAGCCGACTAAGCGGCTGGGAGAAACGGATGAAGCCCTCGCCATCGGCAGTGGGTTTCACTCGATGGCAGAGGAGTTCCTCCGTCATTTCGTTATCAGCAATCAGTAAAAAATAAATCCAATGAGCATACTTCAAAAAATCAAACGCGGCGGGGAAAGCCTGCCGCCCCGGGTTCTTCTCTCAGGCCCGGAAGGCATAGGTAAATCTACGTTTGCAGCGGCAGCGCCGGAGCCCTTGTTTATATCGCAGGAACAGGGGCTCACCGGGCTCGATCACGTTGCCCGCATCGCTCCAGAATCTTACGCTGACGTCGTTGCTACCGTTGAAGCACTGACGGCAAAGTCGGAAGGATACAAGACGCTCGTGGTCGATACGACCGACTGGCTCGAGCGCAGCATTCATTCGTTCATTTGCAAAAGGGACGGCCAGCCCAACATTGAAGGCTACGGGTTTGGAAAGGGGTACAAAGTTGCCGAGTTCGAGCTGTCCGCGCTGCTCAATAAACTCGACACTCTTCGCGAGCGCCAGAAAATCGGCATCATCTTATTGTCGCACGTTCAGATTCGGACGTTCACTGCCCCGGGCGGTGACGCTTGGGAGCGATACGAAATGAAGGGTCACAAAGGCTTTACCGGGATCCTCCGGGAATGGCCTGATGCGTGCCTTTTTGCGACGTACGAGGTCTTCAAGACGAAGGCTGCCGGGGGGCGCACCGAAAAAACAATTGGTGGCGGCCGCATCATCCAAACAACATGGAGCCCGGGGTGGGACGCAAAAAATCGTTTGAACCTGCCAGAGGTTCTCAACCTTTCGTGGGAAGAATTCGCGGCCGCTGTAGACGCGAACAATCCTGCGAAGCTACGCGACGAATTTCGGGCACTACTCGCGACCGCGAAGTTGACGCCGGAAGAGAAAGCGCGGTACACAAAAACGCCGCTCGAGACGCTGTCAGCAGATCGCGTCAAAGCGGGCATCACCAAACTACAGTCCTTGCAGTAAAAAATCGGAGAAACAAAATGAGCAAATACGTATCGGCGCCCGGACGTTACCGGGCATACATCGAACGGCCAAAAACAGGAGGATGGCTAAGTGAAACTGACAACGGTTCACCGTTCGTGAGACTCCCGTTAGTCATTGCCGAGGATGAAGGCGAACAAAGCGGCTGCGAAATAACGTGGAACGGATTTCTCAGCAGCGACAAAGTCATCGACCGAACAACGCGCATGCTTGTGGAAGCACTGCATGTGCCGGACAATTGGTTTGAGCTGCTGTCATCCGGCAGTCCGTTCCTCGAAGGTAGGCCCGTGTCAATCACGGTGGAGCAAGCAACTCGCGCAAACGAGAACGGAACGAGATCATTGCGCTACGCAAAAAACGGGGATCCGATCTATGAGGTGAGCTGGCTCAACGACCCCGATAAAGTCAGGGCTGTGGCTGTGCTCTCACAAAACAAGGCCGCGAGCCTCGTGCGCAAACTCAAGGCGCTAACAGCGTCTGTCAAAGCTGAGGTTGGATCTCCGGCGGCAGCCCCGGCGCCCGCCCGGCGTCCGCAGCCGACCGTGTATGCGGATCGACCCATCGAGGAGCAATTGGAGGGTGACGACATCCCCTTCTAAGCGATGAGGATTGTGTTCCAGATACCGATCGAAGCCATCCCGGTGCAAACGGGAGGCAAGCGAATGTTTGTGAAAGGCGGGAAGCCGATCTTTTTTAAAGACAAACGCACGACGCGGTATCTGGATGCAATCCGGCTCTTCGCGAGAGCGCATACACCAAAACAAGCACTGGCCGGGCCTCTTGGGATTGAAGTCCTATTTGTGATGGCCCGGCCGTCTCGTTTGCAGCGGAAGAAAGACCCGGCTGGACGACTCTGGATGGATTTGCGCCCCGACCACGATAACCTGCTTAAAGGGCTACAGGATGCTCTGGCAGGCTTTTGGGCGGACGACGGGCAGATCTGCGATGCCCGTATTCAAAAAATCTACGCAGCTAAAGGCGAGACGCCATCAATTCAAATTTCAATTTTCACTATCGATGAATTCTTACCCCCGCCACATTGGGGACTACCTCCGCGACACGGGGCACCTGTCGTTGCTTGAGCACGGCATTTACGGCCGCCTGCTCGATCTCTACTACCTTAACGACGGCCCCATCCCGGGCGACATTCCCGGGCTGTGCCGCAAACTGGGAGCCCGGTCGGCTGACGAGAAAGCCGCCGTGGAGGCCGTGGTCGCCGAGTTCTTTGGGCGCTCAGAGGCTGGCCTGCTCACAAACAAACGGTGCGACGAGGTGTTAGCGAAGTACCGGGCGTTCGGCGAGGCGCAGCGGGAACGAGCGTTGAAGCGGTATGCCAAATCTACCGACGGCATGCCGTCGGCAGCTCAAACACTGCCGACGGCAGCGAATAACCTGCCGACGGCATGCCAACCAAGCGGCATGCCAACCAATAACCATAAACCAGAAACCAATAACCAAACTATACCCCCTAACCCCCGCAAGCGGGGGAAGCCCGCTAACGCGGGCGTGGATTGGTTTGCCGGGCTCCCGGGCGAGTTGGATGTCCCGGAGTTTCGGCAGGCGTGGTTGGATTGGGTGGAGTACCGCAATCGCAGCAAGAAGCCAGTCAACCCTGTCTCGCTCCCCCGGACGTGGGTTAGGGCGGTCAAGAACGGCGTCCAGCGCACCATTGAGGATATCGACCGGGCCATCATCAACGGATGGCAGGGTCACGACCACAACAATAAAACAACCAAACCGAATGATCACCGAAGCGAAAAACGTAGCAGAGAGTTTGTTGAAAAAATCGTCGTTCCAGACTTTGAATGAGGAGGAGTGGAAGGCTTGGGAACGCGAGCAGGCCGCCCGGGCGCTCCGGGAGAAGGGAGTCGAATACCTCTCAAAATCGAACATCCCGGCGCGTCACCGGAACGTCCCGCCGCAAGAGTTGACGGGAGCCCCGTGGCTGAAGCTGAAGACGAAAGTCGTAAACAGACTTGGCGACGGCATCATTGTCGCGCTTGTGGGGCGCCGGGGCGCCGGGAAAACGCAATTGGCAGTGGAGGTGGCCAAGGCTGCTGCAATGGCCGGGAAACGGCCGCTGTACTCGACGGCGATGGAGTTTTTCTTGGCGATCAAAGAGTCCTACCGGGAGACAGGCGGATCCGAGCGGCGGGTGATTGAATCCTACGTTGTCCCGGCCCTGCTCGTGCTCGACGAGGTGCAGGAGCGTGGAGAGACGGCTTGGGAGGATCGTCTGCTGACGCATCTGGTCGATCGTCGATATCAGGCCCAGAAGGACACCATCCTGATCAGCAACCAAAACCGGGAGGCGTTTCTTGCGGCAATCGGGGACAGCATTTCAAGCCGTATCGTTGAAGCAGGGGGCGTGGCCGTTTGCGATTGGGAGTCGTACCGGAAATGAATCAGAAGGAGGCGTTTGTATACTGGCACCGGGCCGCCGGATACTCGTACGAACAGATTTGCCGAAAGTTAAAGTGTAGCGAAAAACACGCTCGCTCGCTGTATTACCGGGCTGTTGTAAAGTCTAGGCGTGCAGGAGTTTCTTATTTGCTCGAGCGCGGAAAAGGAACTCAAAATTTAGCGAAAAGCAACTCTGCTGGAATATCAGAATTCATTGTGAACAAGAAGGTTACAAAAAATAAGTTCGATGAGCTGAAAAAACTAGCGGCCGAAGCAGCAGACGAGCTTGCAAAAATTAAAAAAATGTAAGCTCGTAAAACCCTGGGATTGCGGCATTTATCTAAGAGTTAAAAAAAGAATCGAAAAAATAACGTGACGCCAGCTTCGGTGTAGTATTGGATCGCTCCCGTCAGTCCAACCAACCAACCAAACCTGATCCAATGAAAAAAACAGCACTAACAGACATCGATAAACAAGTGGCAACCAATCTCTACGGAGATTGGCTCACCGAAAACCTTTTGTGGGTGTTGAAAAATAGGAAAACGCTTCCAGTTATAAAGCAATTGATTCGCTACGTTCTTTCAACTCGCTAAGGCCGAAACGCCTTCGGGCGTCATAGCGTCACGCGCTACCTGACGAGGCCGTCAGAGAACCAACCAACCAACCAAACTAATACACAAACATGAAAGTCACAGCAATTACCCACAAAACTACAGGCGAACGCGCATTGCGCGTAAACGGCTCAATACTGCCGCTAGGCATTGCGGCGCTCTGCACCGACCACAGAATCTCAGGATTTCGGGTCGAATGCACCGAATGCCGCGTTGAACTCCCGGTTCGGGATCTTAACGCAGCCGGATGGTGCGAAGATTGCGCCGATTTCGACAACTAACCGTTCCCGTCTGCGCCCCGGAGGCCGGGGCGTAGCAGGGAGCAGTTTCGCTCCGCTCAAACCACATCAACATTGATAAATCCATGAATAAAAATAAATCATCGTTACCATCGCTCAGAAACGCCGTTTCCAGCCCGACTGGATTAGATTCGCTGGCAAACTTCGCCGGACAACTACCAGACGAGGGATGGGGCGTCCTCGTTGCAAGAAACCGGGATGCTGACCTGCTCTCAAATTCCAACTTCGAGACGGCCCTTGAGCAACTCGGAGGGGAAGGCGAAAACGTGGAGGTTGTCCGCATCGGGCATTGGGCTTGCGGGTGGATCGAATACCTTGGCGTGCGTGAAGGCACGCCGGAATACGATTCCGCCGTTGAGATCCAGCAGTCGCTTGAGGATTACCCGGTGCTCGACGAGGAAGACTGGTCGAAGCGCGAGGAGGAAGAGGCTCAAAGAGTCTGGGCGGACTGCTACACGCCCACAGAGCGCATCAAATACATCCGCGAGCACCGTTCGCAATTTGAATTCCGGAACTTTTCCGACCTACTTAACAACGCCCGGGGAGAATACTTCAGCGGGTACGCATCAGAGCTTTTAGCATAATCGATTTATGAGCGAATACACTATTACTAGAATAAAAAACGATGTGAACGGAAACTCGAGAAGAGTAATTCACTTTCTCGCGTTCATCACGCCGGAGGAACGGGGAACGCTTACGCTCGTTGACCTGTACGAGTTTGCCTTGAAAAAGGCCCGCAAACTAGGCGGTCGCAAGTTCCACAACAAGCAGTACGGCGGCGGAATCGTCTTCCAAGCCTATTCCGACGACGAGGTGTATGAACTCGTCGCCCGCGCAAACGCTACAAACGCTACAAACGCTACAAACGCACAATGAGCACCGAATACAGACAGATTGCTGTGCGGCGCGATACAAATACGCCCGACGTCGAAAGCCGGGCGTATTGGCGCCGACAAGCCCCGGAATTGCAGCCGCTCCCTCGTCACTTGTGGATTGTGGATGAGCGCAAAAACATCCAGCCGACTATGACGCAACGGGAACTTGCGAAGTGGGCCAAACGAAACAACATTCGCGGCTGACCCCATCCCGGGCGCCGAAAACCTCAACCAAAAATCGATCCATGAACAAACAGCAAGAACTCGCCATCCTATCAAAAGCAGCCTCCGACCTCGGCCGGGACAGTTATCTCGGGCCTTGGTTGACCAGCATCATCGATGAACTCGGCCGCGATTTGCAGTCCGACTTTATCCCGGTCATCACGCTGGCAGAGGCCCGGCAAAGGGCCGAATACGTTGCGGCAAAAGCCCGTAACGAAGCCGAGGCGCACTACAAAAAAGTGTCAGCCGAGGCCGATCAGATCCTGCGGGTAGCGTTACGCGACGCCGAATCCGCAAAAAACAACGCCCGCCGGGCGCTGGAGGCCGCGCTCAAAGCAATTTGACCGCTTTTGACCCGATATAACCCGCTTTGCGTCACCAATTTGCAAGGCGGGTTATTCTTTTTTAAAAAAATAGTTGTGCTCCGGCGTCGGCCGGATACAGTGAGTGCCGTCAGTTAACCATTAATCGATAAATCCATGAAAAATCAGACCATTCTATCCGACATATACGGTAACCTCGTTTACGTTTCGCACTTCGGCATCAGCACCGGAGATAAATCAGCATTTTACACGCTCCGGGCGTACGGCGTCCGCGTCCGTCACGTACGGGACGACGACGGCAACACGACCGCCGAATCCGACGACACATCAGTGTACATTCGCAACTTGTCCACGGACAAGGAACAGGCGCTCGAGTCCGCCCGGGATTACCTGACCAAGCACTATCCGTCTACGCCGTTTTCTGGCGTGGTTAATTTTGACCTCGACGAGATCCACCGCATCTCCCGGGAGCAGGCTGAAGCCCGTCGGGCGGCAGAAGCAGCCCGGGTTGCTTCCACCGATTTTTCGGTGTTTCAGGCTGGCAAGCACGCTGGCAAATCCGTCGCGGCAGTACACGCCGAAGATCCCGGCTACCTCGATTGGTTCTGCAACCAGTATTTCAAAGAAGGCACAGACTACGCACGCACGCAGGTGTTCGCGAATGCGATTTTGGCACCTGAGCGGGAAGCGGCTGCCAAAGCCAAGGAAAACCGCATAGCGGCTCTCCGGCGGGAGATTGGGGAGCCTTCATTTGACGCATGGTACAAAGGCGAGGCTGGCCCTTTCCTGCAAAGCATTGCTCGCGACCTTGCGCAAGGCTCGTGGTTGCGCGGCAGGGGGCTGTACATCGTCCTCGAGATTCTTGCCAAGTGGGAGGGCCGGAAAAACAGCAAGGCCTACAACGCTCGCTTAGAGGAACTGCTGAACATATTTTATAGAGAGTAAATTTACAACGGCCGCCTCCCACCTACTCGGGAGGCGGTCGGGAATTGCCTGTTGGGTAGGCGACGCCCGGGAAAGACCGGGGATAAGCTGCGAGTGTTCGGTCGGGCCTAGTGATCTTTGGGCCTTTCATAGGACGTCGCCCCCATCGTCCGGCCAAACCGCAGCGGGGGAAAATTTTTTATGCAAACAAAACAAAAACCAGAACCAATACAAGTCGGCGAGCTTTCCCTCGCCATTGCAGCCAAGCTGCCGGAGCACGAGGAAATACAGGTGCGCTATCTCAGGCCAACGAAAAAGCGTCCTGCCCGCGTGAAGATGAATTATCGCAACAGGCGAAGCCTGACCGTAGAGCACAGCGGCGTGCATTACGTGGTGCAAGCGGCTGCCGAATTGCTCGAGCGCGGAATCGGTGTAAGCAGTTATTTTGCGACCGATAAAAACGTCACGCGGTTCGCAGTCGATTCAACGCAACGGCTGACCTTGGACACAATTTTTGTGAGCAGGAAAAAAACAAAATGAAACAAATCAATCGATACATCATGGAGGCGCCGCCTGAGGCGCACACGGCGCTGGCAATTTTGCGCGTGAACACCGATTCGGGATCGGCGTTCAACGTAACTGCGTTCAAAGGCGAGCCATCGAACCTAGAAGTTACACAGATGCTCGCAGCGGCATTTGTCTCGCAATTGCAGGTCATGGCCTCGAGCGGCCCGGGCGACCTGTACGAAATAACTCTCCTCGCGGCAATCGAGCATCATTTGTCCAGCCTCGAAAGGTTGCACTCGATTGTTGGCGCCATGTTACAGCACCGCCGTCAAATCGACGACATGCTGCTTTCCGGGTTGTCCGGTGAGGAGATCATTCAAGCAATCCAAGAAGGAGCCACAATCGATGAAGAAGAATAAAAAATTCGTAGTAACCGCCGAAAACGCATGCCGGGTTGCCGGGGTAACCCGGCGCAAACTTCAGGTACGTTTTCCAAACGCGCCTAAGATTATTGGACGGACGTTTTACAAAACAGCCGAACTCAAAGCGGCGTTTCCGTACACGTACACCAACGCTCACCACGAGGTGACGTACAGTCGCCTGAGCGAATTTATACGCGATCATTTGCTGGCGATGTTCGAGCAAAACCCGGACGCGAAGGTGAGGGGATTTGGGCGCACTCGTCTGAAATCAAAGACGCGGTATACGGAACGCCAAATCAACATGGCCATCTGGCTTTACCCGTCGTATTTCTACGCAACGCAAGCCAGAATCTTCCTGCACAAAAACGCTCCCGCCCCCGGGCAGCGCATCACCACGTGCGGGGTGCGGCCGAAAAACCTAGCCCGACCAAAGCAGCCCGCGCTGCCAGTGCAGGCGGCAAAAACAGTTCCGCTCAAAGAGGCGCCCAAGCCCCGTGACCCGTGGGCGGAGTTCATTGCGTGCGTGCGCAGCAAAAAACCGCTCATCTCAATGTGGTTTGACCTCATTCAATTCAACCAACTGTCGCCAACCGCCGCGCAACTCATCGTGGACGAGCGCGACAGCATCGCAGTGCAATTCATACAGCAAAAAGACCTGCTCCCGTGGATTGAAGCCCGGTTCATGGAACTCGGGTTCCCGTTTGGCCTCGAGGTTGTGGTAAAGCGCGTGCGTCCAGAGCCCCAATTACAGCCCGCAATCACAGTCCCGGCACTACCGCCGCCAATCAAGCAGAAGCCGCCTAAAAAGGGGCGTATAGCTTCGGCATTGGCCGCTGTGCGCAAATTCATCGAAAGGATCATTTTCTTATGAGAAGCAAAAACGACCCAACCTTTGTCCGGCACATTGACGCTGCCGGGTACGGCGCCGGGGCGCCCCGGCCGATGGACGAGGACGACGCCCTCGAGCAGGCCGAAGCGGAGATCCGGCGCCTCAAGGGCGTCATCGCCACCATGCAGACCGAGTCGGAGTTTGATCGGCTCGAGCGGTCGGTGATCGGTTGGGCGCGTGACCGGGGAATCATTCCCAACGCGACGCCGACATCGCAACTTCTGAAGGCCGTGAGCGAGATGGGAGAGCTGGCCGACGCCACCAACAAACTCAACAAGCCCGAGATCGAAGACGCGGTCGGGGACATTGTCGTTTGCCTCATCAACTTCTGCGAGTTGCAGGGCATGAGCATCTCGAAGTGTCTCGAGGGGGCGTACAACGAAATCAAGCACCGCAAGGGCAAGCTCATGCCCGGGGGCGTATTCGTAAAGGAGGTTTAAATGGAAGAATTGCACATCACAAACGAGTATCTTCAAGGCGTGCTTTATCGAAAAGCAGCCAAAGAGCGCGACGAAGCCCGCGCTGAGGTGGAGCGGTTAAACAAGCAACTTAAACAAGCCATTGTGGAGCGCACGCCGCACGACTACGGAATTCTGAAAGAAGAAGTAGATTACTGGAAAGCAGAGACGCATCGAGTTGCAAAGAAACGCGATGAGGCACTGGGTGAGGTAGAGCTATTAAAGCAAGAGCGCGACCTGTGGCAGCAGGTTCAACGCGACAAGGCAACCGTCAAGGAATCCTTGACTGTTCGACCTGAGCCTTCGCGGCTGGAGATTGCGGTGCACTTTGCTGAGTCCGCTTGGCAGAACAGGCAAATAAGTGAAATGCGCGCATCGGATCAGATGCGGTGGGCATTAGCACAAGCAGACGCACTCATTGCAGCAGCAAAGGAGGTGTGGAATGAGCGACGTCCCTAATGTGAAAGACCTGATGAAAGAAGTAAAAGCTGGCTTCGGCCGCACTATGTCGCACCTCCCCGCAGTGTTCGGCGTTTCGCGCCAAACACTCTACAACTGGCTTTCCGGCGAAGTTCCCAAGGAGCAGCATCAAGGCAAGCTCGTGCAATTGGCCGCCGCTGCCCATGTGTTTGCCGAGACGGGCTTCAAGCCAACACCTCAGGCGCTTGATCGCACGGTTGCACAAGGCAAGTCATTTGTGGAACTGATTGGCGAGGGGTCCGACGGAAAAGAAACTGCCCAGCGGCTCGTCAGAATCGTTAAGCGCGGTGCGGTCTCACGAGGCAAACTCGATGCTTTGCTGGGTGACAGAAAGTCTCCACGCCTCGACGTTTCTGACATGGGCCGATGCGAATACTGCGGCCGTTTGCAGGAGATGAGCACGTTCGGGTTTAGTTGCCCGCACTGCGAGCCTCCTGACGACATTAACGAGCTGAAACGGCTTGTTGCGAGGTACGAGTTCGCGCTCACCAAGATCGCGCACTTGGACTTCGTGATTACGCTGCCGGATCGCATGGATGCTGTGCGTGAAATTGCCCGGGAGGCTCTAAATGAATGAACAAATGACCATCGACGAGTACGTTGACGCCTTTTGGCCCGACGTAGAAATCCTGAAAGCGGACGGTTTTGACGAGGCGTTCCTCGGCATCGCCACCCAAGCAAACAGCAACCCGGTCGCCGTGTACGACCGCGATAAGTGCATCGACATCCTCGCCCGCAGCATGACCCGGGAGGAAGCCATCGAGTACTTCGCATTCAACACCGAGTGCGCCTACGTCGGCCCGGCAACGCCCATGTTCCTAGAGATAATCCCTGCCAAGCTATTCAGTCACAACCAACCGCTAGGCGACAGCCCGGGAATGGAGCCGGAAGTCGGGATTGAACCGACGACCTGAGCTTTACAAAAGCCCTGCTCTACCACTGAGCTATTCCGGCATTGCGGGTGACGGACTCGAACCGTCGGTCTTCACGTTATGAGCGTGACGAGATGCCTCTTCTCCAACCCGCGATTGCATATGCCGCCCCCGAAGAGGTCGAAAGGCAGCGAAAATCTACATTCATTCATCTATGACACAAGACGAATTTGACTTCACAACGCCCCGGGAACCCAAAAAGCTACCAGACTCACCGTTCAACGGCCCGGAGTACAAGCCAAGCAGGGATCATTCACGCCTCAAGTCGCAGCTCAATCAAATCTTCAACCTAATGAAGGACAGACAGTGGCGAACCCTGCCCAGAATAGCTGAACTCACCGGGGCTCCAGAACCATCTGTATCAGCTCAACTGCGGCACCTCAGAAAGCCCAAGTTCGGCACCCATACAGTCAACAGGCGCCATATCAGCAATGGCCTGTTTGAGTATCAAGTGATACCGAATGATGAATACGAATGACCCCAATCAGCCCAGCCTCAACTGGCGCGAGTACGACCTGCTGATCATGTACATCGCAGACGACCCCGGCCGCTTCCGGGAGCACATCGAAAAGTTCGGCTACCCCAGACGCGAGGCCGCCCGGCTCCAGCAACACATACAGGCCACTCTCGCCACCCAAGCCGCCAACATCCACCACAGCCGAGAACATCAAGACCACTAGCTGTTCCACGGAAAGGGTACTCAAAACCGTCAAGCCAAATCAAGCGGAATGACACAAAAACCGCTTCATCCGGCCAAAAACCACTTCAACCACCGATATTCATCGTTTGACCACAACAACAACTTGTGTCATAAATAGCTTAAATCTACTTCAACAGTAGGAACCTTCACCAGAGAGAACCGCCCACCCCCTTCCGCCGCCGCCATGCCGCGCCTCGCCAACCGACTCCACGAACGCTTCTGTTGGTTGGTCGCCGAAGGGCTCGACCGCCAAGCCGCTTACGCTCAGGTGGCGCCGCACATCAAGAACCCGGGACAGGTCGGTTATCAGCTCTACAAGAAGCCGGAGATCAAGGCCCGGATCGCCGAGATCCAGACCGAAGTGCATTGCCGGAGCCTGATGGCCCTAGATAGCAAGCGCGACCTGCTCCGCCAGATGATCGAGGGCACCATTCCGACCAAAGTCGTTAAACGGCCCAATGGGAGCGTGGAGGCCGTATTCGACCGCCTTGGCGCCCTGATGGCCGATGCCAAGCTCGCCGGGGAGTTGACCGAGTCTCCGCAGCAGACTGCCGGGGGCGACGTGCGCCTGACTTTCGAGGTCTATCACCGGAACCATCCTAACCCGCCCAAGGCGTGGATGGAGGCCGTGCTGGTCGCCCCGGAGCCTGCCCCGGACGTTCCACTCAAGCTCGACGGCCCCGGCCTCGAGGACGTACTCAAGACGCCGAAAAGTCTGATCGGCGTAAGTCCCAGGGACTAAGCAACTTACCCCATAACACAATACAAACGTAGTCATATGGAGTGGAATTCCAGAATTAGCTTTGTTCACTCTGAAGCACTTACACAACCAACACCCGCCTGACCTATGCCTTCCTACTTCATTCCCGGCAACAACTACACCAACTCCGCCACCGCTTACGGGCTGCGACCCTACGATGAGCAGGACAACACCGAGGCCGCCTCGATGCCGGACGTCACCTTCCAGTGCCAAGCCGTCACCAACACCAGCGCCGTGTTCAAGCGCACCCGGCCTACCGGAAGCGGCGGCACCGCCAATCCCGGCGTCCTGCTTGGCGAGACATTGCGCCTGCCGATTCGCCGGGATGCCACCGGGATCTATGTGTCCCCTCTGGGTCGGAGCCGTGGCATGGTCATCATCCGTCCCTAACCTATGAGCGCAACCTACTACACGCCCGGCACGCTCTACACCGTAGGCGCCAACCCGACCATCAAGCTGCTCAACGTCCGCAACACCCGGACGTTCTCGGAGTTCATCGTCCGGGGCGCCAACACTGGCCCCTTGACGCCCGGCACGAAGGTGCGGCTCCGGAACTACCCGGACACAGCCGGGCCTCAGGTCTACCCGTACGGCCGCGCCACCGGGCAGCCCGGGATGGTGCCAGTGCCGCCAGTGCCGCCGCTCGATCCGTTCTGGGGCAACGCCTGCTCGCCTACTGGCGCCGTGACCGTCGGGAATCTCGACAACGCTTTCACGAGCACGTTCACGCAGCGGTTCGAGGATGGTCAGGTGAAAAGGTGGATGTACGGCTTTGGCACGTCCTTTGTGCCTTGGACGCAGGTGTTGATGGGCTACAACGCCCCGGACACTTGGAACGACTACGGCCTCTACACGCTCACGACATGCATCTACAACGATACTGAGGCCGCCGTGGTGCCGAAAATTGTGATGGACGCCATCAGCGTCATCGGCGTGACGATCACGGGGGCGTTCGAGATGACATGGAACGATACGGTGCTTACGTCGGTTACCGACGGCACGATCGCTCTGGCCTCGGCTGTGTTTAGCGCCCCGCCGCTGCCTGCCGGAGTGGCTGCGACCAGCGTCATCGGGTTCAAGGTGACAAACGTGACGGCGCTTACCGGGCCGCTCAAGTTCAAGCTGACTCTATGATCATCCACAACGCAGCGTCGCTGGCCGACGTGCAGCTTGCCGGGGCGCTTGCCGGGATGGTCTTTGGGATGGCGCTGTTGTGGCGTTGGGCTGATCCGTGGAGATGAGTGACGAGCTGCTTGCAACGCTGCCACCGTCCGTGGCCCGGGCCATCGCCATTGCGACCGAGGCCCGGGAGCTGGCCGATTCGAGTGAGGAGCGCGGGCTGCTACGGTGCGCCGCGTTCCTTGCCCGGAACGCCGGGCAGACGACGGGCAAGCTGACGTTCACCGAGGAGTCGGCCCGGGCGGTCATCCGGCAGTACGTCCGGGCGCTGCTCGACGCCGACCTGTTCGAGGCGGCCGCGACGCTGCTTTGGGGGCCGGGAGCGTTTGACTGGCGCCCCCGGTCGTGTCGCCGGGTATGGGAGGGGCTGATGGGCACGGACAAGCTGTTGGTGCAGGGCGCCGGGTCGATGGGCAAGTCGTACGGGGCGGCCGCGTGGTTTTACCTCGACTGGTACAGGGATCCGGATTGGACGTGCATCAAGGTGGTCTCGTTGACCGCCCAGCACGCCACCCGGAACATCTTCGCATCGATCAAGACCTTTCACAGGACTGCGCTCGTGAAGCCGGAGGGGATGGACGAGGACTTGGCCACCAGCATCCAGAGCACGACGGACTCGAAGCAAGGCATCCACCTCGTGGCGATCCCCAAGGGCGAGTCGGGACATGGGAGCCTGCGTGGGTTCCATCCGTCGCCTCGGTTTGGCCCGGCGCATCCCCGGTGGGGTAAGGTGAGCCGGACGCACATTGTGTTGGACGAGGCTGAGGAGGTGCCGGATGGCGTGTGGGCTGGCGTGATGAACTGTCTGACGGCGGCCGACTCGAGTACCCCGGGGCGGATCAAGGTGTTTGCGGCATCGAACCCTCGAGACCGGACGAGTCAGTTTGGGCAGCGGTGCGAGCCAAAATTCGGCTGGGGCAGCATCGACATTGAGTTGGATCACGACTGGCACAGCCGGGACGACTGGCAGGTCATCAGGTTGGATGCGGCGCAGTGTGAGAACGTGGAGGAGCGCCGGGTCATTTACCACGGGCTCCAGACGTACGAGGGGTATATGGCCTACGTCTCGAAGGGGCGTACGGCGGAGGCGTCCACGATGGCCCGGGGGTGGTTTCCGGACGAGGGGATTGCGATGTCGATTATCACGCCGTCCATGATGGACAACGCGATGGGGATCGTGCGGTTTGTTGGGCCTGTTGTGCCGCTGGCCGCGTTTGACTTGGCTTTGGAGGGCGTCGATCAGGTGCTGTGCTCGTACGGGAGGTTCGGCCTGAGCGATGGCTGGACAGACCGGGGAGGGAAGTTCCACGAGTTCAAGCGCCCCCGGACGATGTTGCAGTTGGACTCGCAGATGCCGTTTCCAAAGGCGGCGACGATGGAACAGGCTCAGGCGATTGTTCGGTTCTGCAAGCAGATGAAGATCAGCGCAAATTGGCTTTGTGTTGACCGGACGGGGAACGGCGCCGGGATCCACGACGTGCTGTGCTCGACGTTTGGCAAGGAAGTGATGGGGCTCAACTACTCGTGGGCGGCGACAGAGACTCCGATCATGGGCGACGACTCCCAGAAAGCCAACGAGTTGTACAACGGGTTGGTGACCGAGCTGCTGTTTGCGTTGGGTAAGTATTTAGAATTCGAGTGGCTCAAAATATCTCCCGGGTTCCGGAACGACGAGCTTACAAAGCAGGCGATCTCCCGGCGTTACATGCAGAAGGGCAAGGGGTTAGTGCGAGTTGAATCAAAGAAAGATTACATTAAGCGCACGCGATTAGGGAGCCCGGATGCGTTGGACTCGCTCTCGATGCTGGTGCATCTGTTGAGGCAGCGGGGCGGGAACGTGGCGACCATGACGGAGCAGCGGCCCGAGCCGCCGGGCAAGGAACTGGTTTCGGTTGTGGACGGGGCGCCGATCTTCGTGGATTTCTCGGAATAAAAAAAATCGATCCCCCTCCGGGGGACATACAGGATTACCCCCGGTTGCGCGGCCCCCCTTTTTTCTTGCTTAAACTTTTCCTGTGTCATAATCAAAAATTACGCCGCATGGTGTCCGGGGAGATTCCGGAACTTCCAGCTTTCGGAAATGAAACAAAGGCGATTTTTTATGAAAAAACGCAATCGATTGAGATGGACGCTTATGTCCACGGAAAAGCCATCACGCCCCGGGCACTACATAATCGGATGTCTGTACTACCCGGAGCACGGGATCCCGCAAACAATTACCGACATCAAGATGACCAGCAATAAAGCAGATTGGGAGCATCCCATTTACGCTGATGATGTTATGGTCTGGTTTGGGCCGATACATTTGCCAAAGATAGCAGTCGGCACGATGACAAGACTCAAGCGCGAGCAGGCCAAAGCGTTTGTGCAGGCGCATGAGAAGCACTGCACCAAATGCGGCGCTGTTAGCGGAGTGAACTCCAGATCGATGCAGCACTTCGATGCTTTCGACGACTGTAAAAAATGCGGCGAGCAACTTGCCGTTGAAATCCGGCAAAAGAAAACTGTCACTTTAGCAAACGCTGTGTCATAAACTTAACGTGCGAGACTATAAACCTGAAAAGCCGGAGCGCGTAAGCAAACCAGCAAAATTGCATAAATGCGACCACGTGATCGTGACGATGCGTGAAGGCTCGCGCCACTTTGATAAGTGCATGACGTTGACCTCCCGGAAGATGAAGCTCAAAGACGGTCGCAACGCATACATTTGCCCTAGCCATGAAAAAGAGCATCAACATTCCTGAGCAGCGTCTCGAGGTCACCATGCGGCCTGTGGGCGAGCTGGAACCGTACGCTCGCAATGCCCGGGAGCATTCCGACGTTCAGATCAAGGCTCTCGCCGAAAGCATTCGCACCTTCGGGTTCACCAACCCGGTGCTTATCCACTCGTCCGGACGCATCATTGCAGGGCATGGCCGGGTGTTGGCGGCCAAGAAGGCCGGGCTCGAGCAGGTGCCGTGCATCTCGCTCGACCACCTCGACGAGGTCAAACTCCGGGCCTACACAATTGCAGACAATCAGCTCCCGGCAATGGCGAGTTGGCAATACGATGTGCTCGCAGTGGAAATTGAAGAGTTGCGCGACGAGGGGTTCTCGCTCGAGACGCTTGGGTTCAGCGGCAAGGAGCTTGACGAATTGCTTGGATCCCCTGACGCGCCCCCTGAAATTCCTGACGAGGAAGCCAAAAAACCTGACAGCGACACAACAATCTGCCCCAAGTGTCACCACGAGTTCGTTCTCTGATATGGCTAAACCGATTCTAGGCATGGTGCCCCCGGGCGGGTGGCATTATTATCAGTCTGACGTTAAGCTGACGGGGTACAGCTATCCTGATCTGTTGCGCGTGGTGGAACATTACCGCGCCGAAAACCACCTGTCCGGGGGCGACGTTGAAGGCGACGTCAACAGCTATATCTGCTCAAATTGGCCGAACTTCTGTCACGGCGCCGACATGGTTGCGATTGTTAGCGTGCGCCCCCAGACAGCGTCCGGCGACCTGTTAAACGACATTCAGGCGTGGGCCAAAAACATTCTGCATTCAACCGAAGCGCATCCGCTTGTCATTGACGATTTGGCAGAACAGCGTGCAAAGGTTTGCCGGGCCTGTCCGAACAACATCAACTGGCGCGGCGGGTGCAGTGCGTGCGTGGCGTCTACCGACCGCCTGTGCGCGAGCGTGCGGCAAGCCCGGGACACGGCCTCCAGTGCAGTGCTTGGCGGGTGTTCGCTGATGCGGCACGATAATCGTGCGGCGATTTTCATGGATCGATCGGTACTCCAGAAAGCAATTAACCTTCCCAGCAATTGTTGGGTGAACCTGTAGACCTATGGCCACCAAGCCCCTTGACCCCGAAATCACAGACAAGTTTGCCGACAAGGCGCCCCGGATTAGCGATTCTCACGAAAAGCCGCGCATCCTCGACCTTGATATTCAGGATCCTGACGCCGGGAATACCGAAACGGTTGACCCAAACACGATGCAGGTGCGGCGCACGTTTAAAGACGCGCAGCAAGCGCACTCAGCGTACAGGAGGCTCAAGCAGCAAAACGTCGAGAGGAATAGAAAAAATCAATTAATTCAAAAGAAGCTCAACAATGAACCACCGTATCAGCCCAAGAAGCTCGAATCTATGGGCCAAAATTGGCGCAGCAACCGCCCTACTGGCTTTCTCAGCACTATGGTGTCTCGTATTCAACCTCCGTTCCGAGAGGTTGTCGAACAAGCGCCAGTCCTGACTTTTGCAAAATATCCAGTTGAAGGTCTCGACTCAGAGCACAAAACAAAAGTTTTTCGGGAAGAGATCACAAAATGCATTCGCGGCTGGAACGGATTTGACGACCTCGTCGCGCAGACAGTGCATGAAAACACCACGTTCGGATTTTGCGGGTGGTGTTGGGACGATCCACGCGACTGGAAGCCTGAGTTCCTCAGGCAAGATTACACTTTTTTCTCTATCGAGACGCCAATGGTGTCAGATGCAACTCCAATTTGGGCTCGCAAACGGAGGTATCAAATTGCGGAATTGCTGCCGATTCTCGAGCGGCAAGACTCGTCGATTCTTGCAGGGTGGCACATCAAAAATCTGATCAAGGCAATCAACAACGCAATCCCGGCCGGACGCACGTTGGATTCCGATGACGATGCGCGGCGGTACGAAGACTGGATGCGCGAGGGATCCTACGGGGCGTCGTACGAAAACGATGCGAAGTATGTTGAGTTGGGCGAGATTCTCGTGAAAGAACCGCACGGGAAAATTTCTCGCTACCTCTTCGACGACAAGTCGGGCGACGAGATTTGCACGCAGATCGATCGCTACAACCGAATGTCGGAAACGCTCTGCTTGTTCGCGGTAGACATCGGATCCGGGGCGCTAATGAGCAGCAGGGGCGCCGGGCGAGATTTGTATAACACCCATGTGGCCGTGGACAAGGCTCGCAACCTTGTGGTGGACAACGCCTACATCAAAAATCTTTTGCTTCTTAAAAAGGGGCCGACGGCAAAACCAAACGTAACGCCGTTAACGGTGATGCATCCGGTCGCGACTGTATCCGAAGGGTTCGAGGTAATCCCGCAGAGCGTTCCGGCAGACATTCAGGATTCGTTGATGCTGGATCGCTTTATTACTCAGCTTGCTGAAATTCAAGTTGGCACATTTCTTCCCGGCGCCCCTGTGGAGACGCAGGGCAAAAAAACGGCGTCTGAAGTTAATCGCGTCGCAGCTATCGAGAATCAACTCCGGCAAGGAGTCTTGATGCGATTCTCCCGGCAATTTTCCAAGGGCGTAGAGCGCATGCAGCGCGGCATTTGTCACCCTGAGCACCTCAAGGCCGCAGCCGATCTCAAAGGCAAATTGGATATCGCTAGGCTTACGGAGAAAAACGCGATCTGGGCTCGCCGCGAAGTTGTGGATGCCTTTGATCGTTCGATGATGGAGTTGCCTCCATTTTTAATTCCGTTTGAAGTGCCGGAACACCTCGATGAAGATGCAATTGCGTGCGTGTTGGCCATGTACGACAAGAACGTCGCCCCGGCAGACGTGTTGCTGATGGCTTACAGCCCGGCGGCTGAATTAGTTCCTGACATGGCGGCGCAGGACAATCAAATCCTCGACTTGATGGTGCAGCGTTACATGGGCAACCCATCCATTAATCAGGACGCGCTGATGAAACTGGATTGGGTGCGCAAACTTGGAGAGACTACGGCAAACGAAGTTATCTTGCCGAAAGACGCTGTTGAAGCAATTGCGATTGAGGCAACGCGCCAGCAGATCATCGAGTTGCAATCTATCATCGCCGGGCAGCAGGTGCCCGTGTCGCCCCGGGACAACGATCAAGTGCATCTCGATACGCTTGTTCAAAAGCTCATGCCGCTTATGGAGTCAGCGCCAGAAGGAGGGCTCACTCCAGAATTTGTTGCGCCTCTCACGTCGGCAATGGAGCACTTTGCAAACCACATTCAGGCGGCTCAGGCAAAAGGAATGCCATCGGATGCAGTTGCAAAATACAAGCAGCTTTACAAGATGGCGCACGATCACCTTACGAAAGGGATGGCCGCCGCTCCTCCACCGGAAATTCAACCAGCAGCCGCGCCACCTCCTCGTTCCGGCGCAAAAATTACTGCCGCAGGACAACGGGAAATGGGCGAAACGTACAGCTCGCAGAACGTGGGTCAAAACGAAATGATTTCATCGGTCGCTACACCGCCTCGACCGCCAACCGCTGCTTAATTTATGGATGTTTGGGATCAATCAGACAGTGCCCGATTCCGGGCGTATTATCAACAAACGGGTGGCAAGCTGCTGAGGTATTTGCGAGAGCAAGTTCCTCCACTGCTTGGCACAACAATCGAATCAGTTGCGCTTGAAGCTAAACACAAAGAAGGCTGCGAGCGCATCATCAAAACCATCGAAGCAATCCTGCAAGACAATCAACAAGCGGACGACTCTTCCTCCGGCAACTACTCCTCAATGTAATTATGAACGACGACGAATCGGTAGTACCTGAAATCAATGCGGCAAATCGTGATGGCGGCGCGGCAGATCTAAATGCAGATCCGATAACTCCATCTCTGAGCGACTCTATTGACAGCGCGTTAAATGCTGCTGAAAACGAAACCAGTGGCGGAGACGCTTCTTCGGACGTCAATCCGATGTACACGAGGAATGTTGAGCAAAAACAGCCTCAACAAAAACAAGATGCGGGCCAAGAGTTCCCGGCAAATTTCGGAACAAATTCCGTCGCAAGACAGGATGATTTTGACCCTGACCTTGCCATGCCTCCGAACATGTCGGAAAAGCAGCAGTCAAATTGGCGCAAACTCTCGGATAGGTACGCTGCCGTTAAAAAAGAAGCCGCAGAAGCCGCTGTTTTACGTCAGCAGCTTGCAATGGCCGAGCAGCGTCAGCAACTTCCGCAGGACTACGAAGAGCTGCGCAGATTCCGCCAAATTTGGGACATGCAAAATGATCCCGGGTTTAAGAGCAAATTTGAAAAGCCAATCTCAGAACGCAAAGAGCGCGTCTACGACTTGCTGCGCAAGCACAAGGCCGGGGAGGACGTGATTAAGGCAATTGAAGACGCTGGAGGCCCGGCAAAAGTACCCGCAGACTGGTGGTATTCAAATGCTATCAACCGCCTGCAAAAAACAAACGGTCTCGACGCAAAACGGCTTGAAACAGCCCTTATGGAAATGGACGACCTCGAGCAGGCGCGTCAAAAAGAATTGAGCAACGCATCTCAAAACCAACAGGAATGGTTGCAGGCGCAAGAGCAAGAAATGCGGCAGGTTTGGGAAAGGGAATCGAACGACATCTCAAGCTACGTTGAAAACATCACCAAAGATATTCCTTGGGCTCGATATCAAGACATTCCAGCCGGGGCAACACCTGAGCAAATTCAGCGTATTCAAGCTCACAACGCAGGAGTTCAAGATTTGGAAACCAAATACAACTCCGCGCTTGCCGCTCACAGTGCAATGGATCGGGCCTCTGTGGCTGCCGCAGCAACATTGTCACATGTACTAGTGCCGCAGCTACAGTACGAGCAAAAGCAAAACGCCAAACTTCAAGGTGAACTGGCTCGCATGCAAAAAGAATTGGCTGCAATTAAAGGAGCGGGACGCATGCCGCGCAATCAAGTTGCTGGTCAGATGCCAGCCGGAGGCAACCTGTCAAATCGACTGAACATGAGCCCAATGGACGCAATTGACCTCGGTCTTCAGGAAGCTGGCATGTAATGTATGGAACAAAAACTCTCACCGCTAGAGCAGAGAAGCCTGCAAGCAATTGATTCCGCAAATCCGTTCAACACTCCAATTCGGCCTCAAAAAATTCTTGGGCAGCCAACTCGAAAAGTTGCTCCGGAGCAAAATCTGAATCCCATAAAAGAAAAAGTAAACACCGAGGACGATATGGCCAACATGCCGCTCGAGGACGCGGCGCCAGTCGATGAGCCGCCTAAAAAACTGCGCAAACGTGCTGCTCTGGAAGATATTCAGCCAACACTTCCGCAGCCTTCAGCGCCAATCCCGGCGGCTTCGATTGAAGTTCCTGCCATTATTCAAACGCACGATCAAAACGGGGCGCCATCGTACCGTTGCGAGTTCGTTGGCCGAGACATATTTGTCGGGTTGCCTTGGCGCCGGGACAGTCACGTCACCACGACGCTTGCATTGATTGCGATGGCCCTCGACTTCGGGAAAGACCGGATCCGGTTTGATGCCGTGACAAACGCGGAGGTGCATGCCGCCAGAAATCAGTTGGTGGCGAGGTTCCTTGAGACGGACGCCAAGTTCTTGTTCATGCTCGATCACGATATGGTGCCTAGCATTGGCCGGGCGCAATGGTTTCGGGCGTGGGTTGCTGGCCTGACAACTCCGGATGCACCGTTCATGCGGCACGTCCTTCATCGGCTCGTTGGATCCGGCAAGACGCTTGTCGGAGGTGCGTATTTCGGCCGCCAAGAAGGGGCTCCGCTTATTTGCAGTGACCAGACGCTCGCGCAGGCCGCCAGAACGCACACTGACCGGGTTGCTCCGGTTGATTGGATTGGCGGCGGGTGCATGCTCGTGCATCGTCGCGTGTTCGAGGATATCCAAAGACAGAACCCAAAGATTAACGGGGCGTATTTTCTGCCGACTACAACGGCAAGTGAAGATATCGCGTTTTGCACGCTTGCAAAATCAGCGGGACATCAGCCGCATATCGATCTTGGAGTGCCAGTTAAGCACATCGGCTACAAGGCATACTAGAATGAACATTTACGCTTATTATCAATCAATCCCGGCGTCAAATCAGGCGGAGGAATTCCAGTGCGCAAACTACTGGAAGGAAAGTTGGACAAAAGCCGGGTGGACCCCGGTCATGCTCAACCGAAGTCACGCGCAAAACAGTCAAATGTATAACAAGCTCCAGCAAAAGCTGGCAGCAACCTTCCATCACGACCAACGGCTCGTTGCCCGGGCGGCGTGGCATCATGCACGGTTTACCCGTTGGTGCGCGTTGCACGCCGCCGGAGGCGGGTGGATGTCAGATTACGACGTTCTGAATGTTGGGCTTGATCCAAAAGCCGCTTGGAACGCGGTGCAAGACTCTGGGAAGACACTGCTCGCAAACGACGGCCCGGCCTATCTCGTTTACGCAACGGCAGAACACTGCTTGGCCGCAATTCGCAAGATGATTGCCGATGAGCTAGTGGTAGACGGCGTGTTAATACCGGAACACAAAGTTGTCTTGGCGTCTATTCTGCCGGACACTGTGCTGGAGGGTGTGCTGCACTGTAACCTTACCCCGTCATCGTCATCTGAAATGGCAGATCATTGGTCTTCCGTTACAGCCTGAATTCCGGGCTGCATTTGTTTTGGGTACTGTTTTTTGTCCCACTGGGCATACGACCACCGGATGCCTTCGTTGTCGGTAAGCGTGAATTCGGATCCTCCCCGGGTTTTCACTACTTTTTTAGCCTGTTCGGACGACGTGTGCGGGGTGTAGGACATGATTTGTCCTACCCTATACACTCGTTTTGCAATCTTAAATTTCGGATCGATAGCGACCGAAGCGCAAAAAGCGACAACGTCTCCGACGGTGTTGGAATAGTCTGGCTGATTCATTGCAGCACGATATCCGTAAATTTTTTAAAAAACAACTTGCAACGAAAAATCAGCATGATAAAAGGCAGTCACGGGGCAACCTCTCCGAATGAGGTTGGTTGGCAAACCTAAACTGCCGAACGGTCGTAACAAAGGCCCAGACGACGGGGGCTACTGAACAAGTTTCGCGTTTCCACGCAGGAGACGCACCACGCTTGAACGTAGCCATGTCTTGATTGGTTTGTGTTCAAGCAAAAACACCTTAACCAACAAGCACATACACATGAAATTCCTCAAAGGAATCTTAGCCGTTGCCCTGTCCATTGCCTTTGCAAATGACGGGCATGCAGTCTGGAACACGTTTGTCACCGTAGCCGGGGGAACCTTCGGCAATGGGACAAACTTCAAAGGGCAGGCCGCGCCTGCCGTGAAAATGGGAGAAACCGAAGTCAATTTCACCGAATGGCAAAGCGTCCGAACGTACGCCATTGCAAACGGCTTCGATCTTAACGCTGGCTCTGGCAAATCCGCTACTGCTCCTGTCGAAAATGTCGATTGGTACGACGCGCTCAAGTGGTGCAATGCCGCGACATTGCAGCAGGGCACGCTAACTCCCGTGTATTTCACCGGGACGCTCGCTATTACCGCGCTCTCCAGCACTGGAACGGTGGCAACGGCTACCGTTCCCGCAGGCCACAAGCTGGCTACTGGAAACTGGGTAACGGTTTCCGGAGCGAGCGTTGCCGGGTACAACCTGACTCGCAGCGTCACTGTTAAAAGCGCAACGACCTTTACTTACAGCACTGTAGTGAGTGGCACGGCCGCCGCTACAACTGCCGCCGTCAAAGTGTGGTACACTACTGGTGAAGTTGTGCCGACCGTTGATGCCGGGGGCACTGGATATCGCCTGCCAACTGAAAAGGAATGGGAATGGTCGGCGTGGGGAGGCGTTTCGAGCGGCTCTTACACCTACGCTGGCAGCAACACTGCCAATGCCGTTGCTTGGACTCGTGAAAATCAACCAAGCCTCAACGCTGGAGCCCAACCTGTTCGCACAAAAACTGCCAACGAGCTGTCGCTCTACGATATGAGCGGAAACGTGGCTGAATGGTGCTTTGACGACGCGGCTCCGCTCTACGGGCGCCGAGTGCGCGGAGGCGGCTGGAGTTCCGAAGTCGGGCTCAGTCGCACAATGAATCGCGGATACCGGGATCCAGCCAAAAATGAGGCTGCATTCGGATTCCGGGCAGCAACAAACTAAAACCAAACCAAACCAAACCAAACTCAAACCCTCAAAACTGTAACTTATTATGGCAAACGATTGTATTCCACTAGCAACCATCCAAAACTTTGCAAGCAAGGATGTTAACAGGATCATCGGGCAGATCGCGAAAGTCCTCGCCCGGAAATCACCCTACATTAACTCGATCGATGGGGGAACGATTCCAAACGTCTCCGACGTGGTGCGTTCCGTCGTCGAGGAAATGGCGGTTCCCGTCGCATCACTTGCAGCTCCCGTTTTCGTCGAAGACCAGACGCTGTGCGGCGTTGGGGCTGCTCCTGACCAAGTCGGCAGCACTGAATACCAGTTCAGCTTGCAGACGCTCCGTGGGGCTGGCCCTCGCGTTTGCGTTAAACAAGCGAGGACGGCGTTCAAGGGCTCGTACTTGCAAGCACAGGTCTCCCTCGAGAAGACCATCTTGCAGATCATTAACGCGGACATTCGCTACCAATATCTCATCCAATCCGGCGTGAAGTATGTGGTCAACACAACCGCAAGCTTTGGCGCCAACCTGACGGGCGACATGCAGAACATCAACACGAAGTTCGCGCAGACGCTTCCTGACGGGCCTTTGAACTTCAAGACCCTGTATCGGTGCGGAACTTTCCTCCGGGAAGAAATGTTGGCAGAACCATTCTCCAGCAAAGAAGGAGAATTTTTCCAAGTCATGCTTGGCGCCGATGCGATCGAACAGATTCGCAACGACGCCGACGTCAAGGAAGACCTTCTGTACCTCTCCGCTGGCTCGTTCAAACTCGGCGAAGAAAGCATCTCTGGTTACCAATTTCAGGGGTATCGTGGTTTTGCTTTCGGGATCGACCAGCAGCCGCTCAGATCCACCGGGTTTGACTCCAACGGCAACCTCGTTCTGGTTAATCCCATCATCTCCACGGCCGTAACCAACGGGTTTGCGCAGCGCCGCAATCCTGATTGGGTCAACGCCCCATACGAGGTGGGTTTCGTCATCGGGGGCGAAGGGTTCAAACGCCTTGTGCCCGAGTCCTATGCAGGGGAGGGCAGTTTTAAATTTGCCCCGCAACTTGCAATGGGCGAATTGGAGTGGACGGCGTTTCGAGATAACGACTGTAACCTCTTCGGAGATTTTGGGCAGCACATCTACCAGATTAGCCGGGCCATTCAGCCCGTGCGTCCGCAGAACGTGCTGCCGATCCTATTCAAACGCTGCCCGTTTGATGGACAGCCGCTTCCTTGCAGCACCGCAGCAACAGGTCTGTAAGCCGCTAGGCTAGACCCCAGCGGCACCTTGATTAACATCGGGGTGCCGCTTCGTCTGGTCTAACGAATTTTTCAGCGCCATTTTTAGCCATGCCAATCAATTCAAACATTCAACGTGTAGACGTCGTCAAACGCGACAAGGACGTGGTGGGTCGGATCAAGATGTCGATGTCCGAGAACATCTACGACGCCGATTTTGAATATGGCAAACAGCCATTGCGTTGGGAGGAGTTTACGGCAGGCGGCGGCACAATTACGCATCTTCCGGGCGTTGGTGCATGCGCCATGTTTCTGCCAGCAAATGCGCCTTCTGCGATCACAATTCGGCAGTCTCGCCCATATCACCGTTATCAGCCCGGGAAGTCGCTGTTTATGGCAACTGCGCTTCAGCTTGGGGCGGCCAACACAAACCAAATTCAACGGTTTGGTTTTTTTGACGATGCTAACGGCATGTTTTTTGAGCAGAGTCAGACAAACGCAGGCAATCCTTCCGGGATGTATTGCGTGATCCGCTCTGACACAAATTATTTTCCAACCGCAACTGCCCCCGCTTACATTGTAACCACAACGGCAACCGCTGGAACTGGAAGCACTGTATTAAACGTAGCAACCGCAACTGGGATTTTCCCGGGTCAACGAGTTACTGGCCCGTTTGGAGGAATTGCAGCCAATACATTTGTAACGGCAGTATCCGGAACTTTTGTTTCAATTAGCACGCCAACGTCAGGCACGCTTTCAAGCACACAGGTTCAATTTCAGTACTTGTCGATAGACGTAAGGTTTGACTACGCAAATTGGTCTGATCCTCAAGGCATTAAATCTCAGATTGACTGGACGAAAATTCAGATGTTTTGGATGGAATACGCTTGGTACGGCGCAGGAGCCTTGCGCTGGGGCGTGCTCATCAACGGCGAGCCTTTTGTGTTGCACGAGGTAGGCTCTGGAAACAACGGGACGTATGGTGGCGGCGTTTTGCCCGGCACCGGAAACGGTGTTGTTGCTTGGAGTCGCACGGGCAATCTTCCCGTTCGTTACGAGCAAAGAGACAATGGTTCGGCCGTGGCAAACACCATGTACCACTACGGTGTGTCCGTGATGATGGAGGGCAAAAAGGACGAACAGCGCGGCTTTACATATTCCTATGGAATGAATCCGGCGGTTCCGCGCCGCTACATTTCACCAAACAGCACTCGCTTCCCGGTCTTGTCAATCCAGCCCCGAGTAATGGGAATTCAAGAGGTTGGAAATGTCGGGTCGCTTGGTGAAACTACAATTGGCATTTCCTCAGCAACCGTAACTTCTGCGTCTTTTTCAGGCACCGTTACACTGCCGAGAATTCAGAGTTTTATTGTTTCTGGATCAACAACGACAATTCAATTTAGGCGAGCGCACGGACTTCCAACTGGAACGTCACCAATTACGCTTTCTGGATTTCTTCCATCGGGCATAAATGCCTCATACACAGCTACATATACTTCTCCTTCAACCGTAACAATAACAAACGGAACTGCTGCATCAACTATTGGGACTGCAACGCTCTCTGGAGCAAACTTTGGAACCAACCAGTTTGCAGGGAGATCTTTTTATTACCAAGGGACAAACGGGCTGTTTCAAATGGCTCGAATCACAACCAGTAATTCGACTGCTGTAGCTTTTGTTGAGCCAATTCAGGGCGGCACGATGGCTGTGGCTCCGCTAACGAGCACGGGCAGCGCGTCGGCAGCTTTTATTGCTGGATCTACAACGATGTCCTACTCCGGGCTAACCGGATCATTTTTTGTTGGGATGACTGTTACAGCGGCTATTGGCGGCATTTTGGCGGCAGGAACAACGATTGTTTCAATTACAGGCACATCGTCTGGAACGCTCGTACTTAGCAATGCGCCTACCGCAAGTGGTGGAAGTGTTGCGATAACATTCACTCCTACTTATTACATTGGGCAAATCAATCGCGGTCAATTGCTCCCATTGCAGTTGATGGTATCATCTGATTCCTTGTGCGTTGTTGAGCTGATTGCATCAACGCCCGGGAACCCGGTTGTGTTGACCAACCCGGCATTCCAGCAACTCGCAACGCTAGGTAGCCCCAACTCATTTGCAACTCGAGACGTTTCGGCAACAGCAGTATCTGGAGGCGAAGTGGTTTCTGCGTTTACGTCGCCAGCAGGAGGTAGCGGTATAATTCCAATTGATTTGGAAAATTTTTTCCCGCTCTACAATACAATTTTAGGCGGGTTGCCAGACATTCTGACAGTTGCCATTACGACAAAAGCCACACAGACATCATCGCCTCCGATTTCTTCTTTAATTGTTAGCGGTGGCACTGCGACTCTTTCCTTCATAGAAAGACACGGCCTTAATCCCGGAGACTCTGTTACGTTGGCAGGCTTTACTCCGAGTGGGTTGAATGCCACTTACACGGTGCTAACCACACCATCGCTAACGGACATTACATTTACTTCCGCCTCATCTTCGCCAACTGTTATTGGAACAGCAGTATTGTCCAACGGAGCAAACGTCGGCGCACATTTAATCTGTCAGGAGGCCATGTCCTAATATGCCAGCACTTCCAGTTAACCAAGCGCAGTGCAGCCAGACCACTAGCAGCATTTCGCCGAATTCAGTCTTCACGCCCGCCTTTACGCTAACCTCTGCAACTGTTTATTTTTTAATCCAGAATCGAGGCGATTGCGATTTAACCATCTCTTATGCAGGCAGCGCGGCAGGCACAGCCATAGGCTTTTTGCTAAAACCGGGCGCGTCAATGGAGTTTAACGACATTATCCCACTCGGAGCTGGCTCTATTGCTGCTGGCGCTGGCACAGTCGGGGCTTACACTATAATGACTTGTAGCGCATAACATGATCAACCAATTCTCCAATTCATTAGAGGTTGCTAACGACCTCGGGAACCCAATTCCCGTAGGAAGTTCGCCAACGGCGGTTACTGGGGCATACACGTTTGGAACATCGTCTTTTGTGACGTCAGGCCCGGCAGGCGCATTTTTTATTGTTGTGTCTTCCCTTTCCGGGGTGTGCGTTGGCCAAACAGTATCGGGCACTGGAATTAACCCGGGGGCAACTGTCATTTCAATCAGCACGGCTACAAATACAATTTCACTGTCTTTGGCAAACACTGCCTCCGTAGTAGGCCAGACAGTATCGTTTACAATGGCGGCAGGAGCTATTCTTGCATCGGGCACGCTCAACCTGAACAGAACAATTGGACTTGTCATTTCTACGATTGGATCTGGAATGAGTTTATCTATTCAGGTGTCTAATGACGGAACAAATTTTTCCTCACTGACTGCTACTCAAGTGTCTTCTGGCACTGGCGTGATGAGCACCGCTATAGCCGCAGTGGGAGCTTATAGGGCAAATGCTTCTGGATTTGTTTCGTACAGGCTTATTCAAAACACTGCAATCACAGCCGGAACATGTGTGTTTGGAATAGCTCTTTCAACTGGATCAGTCGATAGCGCACAGCCCATTACGATAACAAGCGGCAACAGCAATGTTGGATACAGCAACTCTGCGTACTATCAAAATGTTACTGCCGCCAGTGGCGTTGCTGTCACGACCACTTCAATTAAAAATGTGTCGGGGAATATTGGGCTTATTCACATCTCGAACCTTCACAACACCACAGCATTTGTAAAACTTTTTGACAGTGCAACTACGTTAACATCTTCGGCCGCAAACCCGCCGCTGTTTGGAACAAATGCAAAACTTGTTGTTGGTGCTGCCGCAGGACAGCATGTTGCAATACCTATACCTATCGGCCTTAGGTTCACCAGTGGAGTGCAGATATTCATCAGCCAGAATCCCGGCCTAACGGACGGGACTACACTTAACACAGCGAGCGCAGCGACCGCTTCTTTGGTTTATGCCTAGTATGGAACAACTGCTTCTCGAAACAGCAAAAGGGCAAGGTGCTTATTTTGCAATGTTTTGCATTGCAATTTACTTCTTGAACAACATGAACAAGGGGTTGATTACAAAACTAAACGAAGAGCGCAATGAGCATCTTAAATCGCTTGGTGACCAAATTGACGGACTTCGCAACGCGATTATTGAATGCGAACGGGACAGGAAAGAGCTTTGGTCTCGGATCTTGGAAAGATCGTAAAATGATTGAATTTGAACATGCCGTAGCGTTTGTGCTGGCTCGTGAAACCGTTTTTAAAAAAGGTCATCACGGCAACTACGACTACGTCATCTCAACCAACATCAAAGAAGATCGAGGTGGCCTTACAAAGTACGGAATCGATCAGCGATCGCATCCCGGCGTTGATATTGAGGCGTTGACGCTTTTGGAAGCAAAAGACATTTACAAGCGTGAATACTGGCTCAAGGGACAATGCGACAAGCTCGAGTGGCCGTTAAGCCTTGTGCATTTTGACGGTTGCGTGAATTGCGGAATCGGGCAGGCCACAAAATTTTTGCAACGAGCGGTAGGCGCCGACGACGATGGTGTTTTTGGTAAAAAAACTTTGGCTGCTGTGGTGTCTGCGTGTAGCGCCCGCAGTGCTGAAACTATCGCGGAAGAAGTTGTTAAACTGAGAACCGTTTTTTATAAGCAACTTGCCGCTAAAAATGAAACCGACAAACGGTTTTTAAAAGGATGGCTTAACCGAATCGAAAAACTTCAAGAATACCTCGCATGATCCAGTACATTTTAAACCGTTTAAATGAAACCTCCACGTGGCGTGGAATTATCTCAATTCTCACTGGCCTTGGCGTAAAGCTACGGCCCGACCTCGCCGAGGCAATCATCAGCGCCGGGCTTTCGCTGATAGGCATCATCAACATTCTGCGAAAAGAAAAGCCAAATGCTCCCGCTGCTTCTGTCCCTGCTCAAAACCTTTGAGGCGTTTTTCTCGATCAGGAACACCCGCGCAAAATGGGAGCTTGAGCGTGATATTGCAGACTACTGCGATGAAATCGAAATCCGGATTCAAAAAGCTCGAGCTGCTGGCACGGCTGACGGCGATGATCTTGCCGACCGCCTTCGTGACCGCCTGCTGCGCTCATCCGGCATCGCAATTAGCTCCTACGCGCAGCAGCACGGGGATCCTCCGCCTGAGCCCCGGGGAGACGTACAAAGCGACCAAAAATGAAACGTGGCACTCGCATGAGCGATACCAAGCATGCGAGCGTGACGCTATAAACGCTGTGGCGGCCCTAAAACAACGAACCAATCATTGACATGAGCTGCGGCTGCGACGACTCAGGAAACATTTATAACAGCATTTGCAATGCTGATACGCCGTACCCAATTGTCTCTCCAGAATCAGTGCCTTCGCTGATTGGGAATCTGGTAAAAAGCCTGTACGGCACAATTCAAAAGGACGTGTCGAACGGATCGGTTCAATGGGTAATCCCATGCGATCCAAACAGTGCGTTTTCAATTCCGGGGTTTCCTCGGAATGGATCCGGCCTGTTGTGCTATTTGCTCGAAGTAGCGGCAGGCGTTGTTCCGACGACCACCCTCGGATCCGCTATCGCCCCAAAGACATTTACAGAAGCAGATATGGGCGCCACATGGCTGATTTCAGCCACTTCTACGCCTTCAGTTACGCTTCCGACACTGGCATTGGGGAGCGATTACTCGCGCCGAAAATCAATCACGCTATACAACGCGACGGAGTTTAATTTGACCGTTCAAGTTGATCCCACAAACACGGTTTCAACAGCTTGGAACTTGCCATCTCAAAGCACCTTCATCTTACAGTCAAATGATACTGTCACTTTCACTGCACAGGACGACACATCGAGTTTGACGTGGTTTGCTTCCGGAAATGCCACTCTAGAGACAACATCTCAATTTGCCGGGGTAAGATCTATTGGGGGATCTACGGCAGGATTTCAGTTTTTACCAAATGGGTTGGTTTTAAATTGGGCCGTTGCATCGTTTAGTCCAACCGGAGCGTCTAATTTTTGGCCAGTTGCATTCCCGAACATGCTGCTAGGCTCCATATGTATGGGGCAGACAGTAAACGCTAGAGCAGTCCCATCTCCCGGGTACGAAAAATCTATTTTTTCCGGGCTCGCAAACTCAAGCATCACCGCATTCATCTTAGGAATCGGATACTGACATGAAATACTCGCCTTCAGCCCGGGGATTTTTCCATGAGTCGTCAAAAAACTTACCTTGGGACGCAGTTGAAATATCGGATCAGGAGTATACGGCCTTAATTCAAGGTCAAAATTCCGGATTAATGATTTCCGAAGAGCTTGGGAAACCAGTGCTTATTCCTCGCCCTGCTTTAACTTGGGCTGATTTGCGTGTTGAAAGAAACGCGAAATTAAGCGAATCTGATTGGACTCAACTACCTGACAATTCCCTTCCGAGCAAATGGGATTGGGCGGTCTACAGGCAACAGTTGAGAGACCTTCCTCAAACCTATCCTGATCCGGCCTCCGTTGTGTGGCCAACACCTCCTTAACAATGTCAAACCACGTCGATGTCTGCCGGAAAGACATTCCGTACCCGTCCGTTTCTAACGAGTCGGTTCCGTCGCTCATCGACAATCTGACGACGGCTCTCTACGGCGCAACAATTCAAAAGACCGTAGTGAATGGGCGCGTGGCATGGTACATCCCGTGCGATCCAAACTTAGGGGCAACAATCCTTGGGATCACTAGAAATCCCGGAGAAGGGTTGATGTGTTATTTCATCAGGGCGCTGTCTGAAGGGACAGTTTCAGTTCCCGGCGGTCAAGCTGGACAGATTGTTTATCAGACAGCGCCTTCGGTTACGGGATTTGTTCAAACCGGAAATGTTGGTCAGGTGCTTTTCAGCGGCGGCACCAGTTCGCCTTATTGGTCGGACTTGCTCGACCCAATCGCTGCTGCACTTATTTTTGGCTAAATGAAAACGGTACTTACAAACAGTCCATCTTTCACTCCCGGCGCCGCTGGCGTTGGAACGCTTAATTTCTCGACCACAACCGGGTTTGCGCTGAATAGGCTGTTTGCGGTTCTAAACCAGACGCGAAACACCATCATGTATGGTGCTACCGTAGCTGGAAAGGGGTATTCTTTCTACAACCCAACGACAAAAATCCTGACGCTGTCTTTTGATACGTCAACCTACGCAAGCGGCGATTCGTTGATAGCAATTTACGATGACCCGGCTGCAACTGTTGGAATCACGGGGTCACTTCCGGCCGGAACAAACGCATTGGGAACCGTTGAGCTGACTGGATCGCTCCCGGCGGGAACAAACGCGCTTGGGACAGTCGAGATTACAAATGATTCGGGAAACGCAATTCCCGTTTCAGTAGCCTCGCTTCCGTTGCCTGTCGGAGCTGCAACAGATGCAGTCCTCACAGACGGAACGCAAAAAACGCAAGTAACCGCACTTCCCGCGCTGCCAGCGGGGACAAACACCATTGGGAATGTAGGCGTTGTCGGCACAGTTGAAATTGCAAACGATGCTGGAAACGCCATCCCGATCAGCGCGGCATCGTTGCCGCTTCCGGCAGGCGCTGCAACGCAGTCTACTTTATCAACCGTGCAGTCGCTCTTGTCCGAGCAGCTCACAGAGACGTCCAATGTTTTTTCAGCAATCAACCAAAATCAGGTAATCCCAATCACCGGAAGTGGTCAGGTGGTGTGCGAGTCGCTGTCGGCATTAATTCCGGCAACTTATTTTTTTGGTGGATCAATTGCGATACAGGGGTCTCTTGATAACGTAACTTATTCAAACATACCTCTTTACAATACGCAGACAAACACCACTGTTGCGCAAATAACTAGCTTCGGTGAGGTTTATCAAGCGAACACCTCCGGGTATGCGTTCATTCGGTTTTACGTTACGGCGTATAGTTCCGGGTCGGCAGTTCTTGTTTTCAAGAGGTCTTCTACTCCAGCAAGGTCAACTTCCAGCAATGTCGTATCTGTAAGCTCGTTGCCGCCTCTAGCAACCGGATCCAATACAATTGGGAATGTTGGGATTATAGGAGCGGTCGAAATTGCAAACGACGCCGGAAACGCTATTCCGGTTTCTGGAAATGTTGGGGTTTCAGGAAATGTTGGGGTTACTGGATCCGTCGAAATTACCAATGACGCTGGCAACGCCATTCCTGTGTCCGGGACAGTTTCGGTCTCTGGGGTTGCTACTGAATCGACGCTTTCAAACATCAGAACAAATGTATCTGAGCCGGGGCTCGAGAATACGTTTACGTTTAATGGCATTCCGCAATTTGCAGTGATTCAAATTGCTGGTTTGGTTGCGGGAGTTCCGGTAGTGCAGTGCCAAAGCATCACGGCGATCATTTCGTCGTCTTGGAATTTTTCCGGATCGATAGTAGTTGAAGGCTCAGTTGATGGACTTGCATTTAAACAGCTTGACCTCTTCAACCTGACGACTGGCAATTTGGCTACAGTCATTTCTACGCTTGGTGAGGCTTATCAATTTTCGACTGTAGGTTGGGCAAATATTCGGTTCCGAGTTTTTACTTACAATTCCGGGCAAGGCCAAGTCACGTTCCGAAGATCTCAGGCTCCAGCCAGATCAGCATCGGCTGGATCCAGCGTTACCGTAACCAACTTTCCAGCGACCCAAGCAGTAAGCGGGACGGTCTCAGTCAGCGGGGCTGTCGAAATCACAAACGACGCTGGAAACGCGATTCCTGTATCGGCAAGCAGCGCGTCATCGCAGGCATCGATTCAAAATTTTATATTAAGCCTGACTCCTCAGGGGACATCGTTGTCGCAGGTTTATTTGTACAAAATTGATTTTTCTGTTGAAAACGCAGACACTGGATACGGACTCGAGCAGGTGTACGTAAAAATTTGGTTTTCGCAATCGGCTTCGCCGACAGTTGGAGTGACTGTTCCAAATTTGACACTGTGCGTTTGCGATGGCACGCGGATTTACAATAGCTTTCAATTTGATCGTCCAATTGCAATTACCGGGCTTTACCAAGCCTACATTGCCGTAACTAGATTCAGGTCTAGTACCGACGCTACTGCTGTTTCTGCATCTGTCTTAGCGACCCTCTATACTCGAGCAACCTAAACCAAACACAATATGCCTCCTCCAATGCCTCCAATGCCTCCAATGCCTCCTGATATGCCAACTGACATGCCTCCCGGAATGCCCCCGGGAATGCCCCCCGGAGGCCCGGGCGGGATGCCCCCGGGAGACGGCGGGGAAGTTATGATGAGCATTCCAAAATCCGCTTTCGATCAACTGCATCAAGTTGTGATGGAACTTGCCAGCAGCCTCGACGAGCTATCAAAGGGAATTAACGCTCAAGCCGCTGGAGCTGGCCCCGGAGAGCCTCCAATGATGCCCGGCGAGGAAATGGAAATGGAAGATGACGAGATGGAAGGCGCTTCCCCGGAAGATGAAGAGTTTTTACGCTCGTTAATGGCTGAAGGAAACGCCAAAACTCGGTGATATGTTTGTATCGCAGATCTTCGACGAGGTGTTGGACATACTTGGCACGACAGACCGCGCCAAGGGGTTTCGTAAACTGACTCAGGCCGTTCAGGTCTTGATGCAGTCCGGACACTACTTCCACATCAACGCCGAAGCGGATATCTGCACCGGATGGGACGGTATGACCTTGACGCTCCCGAGGGGCGTCGAGGTGCCGCTTGGAGTCAACGTAGATGGGTCTCCGACTTATTTTCGCGGGCGCCTCTTTCAATACCACATCAATAAAGGCGGGATGTATAATCCCGTTCACTGGGCTTGGGATGACAGAGGCATGGTGGCGACGCAAATGGATATCCGGCAACCGTCGCAGCTTGTCGCGGTCGCAGAACATTCTGCTGATGCCGGAAAAATCATCCGGGTGATTGGAACCGACTCCACAAACCGAGAACTCCGATCTCAAACAAAAGAAGGCATTGGGTTGGACGGGATTCTAGTTCCGATTCACGCGCAATCCGATTTTCCATACGGCACAATCGCGCCAGACGGCGTTACAATCGTAACGCGCAGCACGACGACGTTTCCGTTTGTTGACTTTTTTACCGTAAACAACGAGGCGCATCAGTTTATCTCCGGCGTTCAAGCTGTTTTAACCCACATTGGAACAATTCCATCTGGGTTAACGGACAAGCAAAAATATTACATCGGAGCAATTGTAGATAATGTTTTAAGCTCCACCACAATAAGGCTTTACAATACTGAGATTGATGCCAAGACAGCAACTAATCCGATTCGGATGCAAAGCATCCTTGACAGTATAACGATTACGCTCACTGACAAACGTCCGATAAACATGGTCACAGCGGTGAGTTTGCCCGGAGGAATTCCGCCAATTGAAATTGCTGTAGCAAATCAAGTCACGTTTGCTCGCCGGGATGGCTCAAACATCATCACGATGTTGATTTATGCGGTCGGAGACGAGGGGTCTCTTCTTGAATCAATTGTTGCAAATTTTGAGGATGGCTCTTCATCCGTGAATTTACTCGGTTATCCATTGGAGGTTTACCCGGGGTGGGGGCCAAGTGAGATCAAAATCAACCTGTTTGGGTCAGTAAATAATAACACTGAGGTAAGCGGCTTCAGTGCAACTTCCAGCTCTTATTCCAGCTTCGACAATGCAGTCGATCTTATAGGGCCAGAAGCAAACGCAATTGTGTCTTTGACCTTTGTAACAAGTGCGCCCGGGTTTGATTTGCGTTGGCAAAAAGTAGAGTCTGGCTTGTTGCCGAACCCGTTAGAAGAAAACGTAGCTTATTTTGTAAGGCAAGTTGACTCAGGAAGCGTAAACGATGTTGCTCTAAAGGTTTACAAAACTTTAAATGACGCTCAAAGCGACATCAATGAAATCACTTTGACCGGAACAAACGGGAGCACAAATATTTTCATCCGAAAAGAACTTTCACCGCAAACCAAGTTAGTGTTTTCCGCTGATCCGGGGTACGCCACAGGCGATACGGTTACAGCATCAACGAATGGCGGAACACTTCCTCAACCGCTTATTGCAGGTCAGAATTATTACGTTTCGGTGCTAGATGAAACGCCTGTAGCGGTGATGCTTCACGAGACGTACTCCGATGCAATTGCCGGGCTTAACCCAATTTCGCTTACCACAACTGGAACCGGGCAAAATTCCATTGCGCGACTGCTTCCGGCAACCGCGTCGTCCGGAACGCGAAACAATATTTCGGTATCCGGATTGAATTTACCGTCGGCATCTGGAACTGGCGCCGTAGTCATTCCGCAAGTTACCGGGCCAATTACCACAATGTCTATTGTGGCGACAGGAGGTGGATACTCGTCGGCAACATGCACAATCAGCGATGTTGGAGGATACAAATACGTCGGCACGCCTACCGTGCTGCTTCAAAATGGAAGTTATATTGTTCCTGCCACAATTAACGCCACAATCGCGACTGATCCCGGAACAAATTTAGGTTATGTCTCGAGCCTAACTGTAGCCGATGGAGGACAAGGCTACGATGCAAGCAACCCGCCAACAGTTGTTTTTTCTGGAGGACTTGCAAGCGGCGGTTTTGTGCCAAATGCAAGCGTGACAATCGGCAGAGGAATTCCAAAGGGGACATACAATTCGCTTACACTTGGCCAAAATCTCGTGGTTGGGCAACAGCTTGTTTTTTCCGACACAATTGTCGGAGGATCCGGGGCGATGGGGTACATAACGACCCCTTCCGTCAGCAATCCGGCAGCAGGCAATACCATTACCTCCGGAACTGTATCTGGCGGCACTGGCACGTTAACATTCTCGAGTGCGCACGGATTGAATTCTGGAGATTCGATCACGCTTTCTGGATTCACTCCAGCCGGATGGAACACCACTTTCTTCGTCCTTTCGGTTGTAAGCCCGACGCAAATCACAGTCTCTTCGGCCGCACTTGGCGCGATGACGGGTTACGGAACGTACACATTCGCAAAATTCAGCCAATATCAGATTGTGCGTTCTGGATCTGGGTATTCCGCTCCTTCGATTGTTGGGGTTTTATTGAATCCAAATCCAATTCAAATTTCTGGAGTCACTGGGACTGTTTCAATTTCTTCGATCAAAGTATTCTCTTCTGGAGCGACAATTGGAACTGAACTTCTTGCATCCTCACTTACCGGGATCACCACCGCTGCCGGAGCAACAACGGCAATTGCAAACGCGATCAATGCAAACACTTCAAACTCGAGGTTCCATGCAACAAGTTCTGGAACTACTGTTTATGCGACGCCATGTCTGTCTTTAAACATTACGTCGGTTGGGAATGTTGGCTCCAACATTAGCTCACTGACGTACACGACAGTTGCAAATTCGGGGGCAAACAGCGGAGCCGTATCATCGCCAATTGAGTTATTTGCGAGCCCTTACGTTTTAGTTGCCGGAGATTCTACCCCGGCGGCGCTCGCGACAAGTATTGCTGCCAAAATTAACGCGAATACGGTAGCAACTCAATTTTCGGCGGTCGCTGTTGGCTCGCTTGTGTTGATCAAGCCAACATTCAATGTGTTTTGCAATTCGCTTGTGATGACAACCAACGGAAGCACGACGTATTTTGCGACGTCAAGCCCGTCCGTAACAAGCACCGTCGTTACCGTAACGGCCGGGGTTCTCACTTTAGCCGGGATTATTTTATCGCCTGTTTTCCCGCCAATTACGACTACCGGAGTGGTTAGTGGAGTTGCCTTGCTTCCATATGGATCCGGGGCAACAGCATCCATAAGCGTCAATTCAATTAGCGGCGCTGTAAATGGCGTTTCTATTACGCAAACCGGGACTGGTTACTTGTATCCGCCGCGAGTTTCAATCACTGCTCCAAATCAGTTGAATGCGCAGCTTCAAGTGATTGCTGCTGGAGCCGGGTCTGCAACAATCACCGCTATTTCGGTAAGGACGTCAACTGGCGCTACCATTACAAACATTCTAAGCGGCACTTTTACAAACGGAGCATCTCCGTCTGTAACGGCCGTTGCTTCTGGAGTTGCTGGGCTCATCACTGCGAACGGGTACACAGCGGCAGTATCTGGAACAGCAAACGACACAATCATTGTTTACGCCCCGGCAGGGATATCCATTGCTTCATTTTCGGTCACTACAGGAGGCCCGTCTCCAGCAATTCAGCTTCAATCTTCGATTCCAATTCAAGCAACAGCGTCTTCGACAATAACAACGTCGTTTATTACTGGCTACAAAGTTGCATCTTCCGGAAAGGGATACACGACAGCCCCTGCTATCAACATTTCAAGCGGGGGCGGCAGCGGCGCCACAGCAACCGCTGTTATCGACCGCTACGGAATAGGCTCCATCACGGTTATAAAAGGCGGCGCCGGGTATCCTGCAAATTTATTGTGCGCAATATCGGATTCCGCAGGCGGAACTGGAACAGGAGCGTCGGCAAATGTTGTTGTGTCCAACGGAACAATTGTGGCGGTCACCATGACGAATTTTGGGCGCGGGTATAGTGCGCCAGCAATTACGTTCATCGACCCGGCCGGAGGAACGCTTCCGAGCGGATTAAATGCAGCCGTCATTGAGTTTTCTTACACAGGCGTTGTCACAAACGTGAATGTTGTCACCGAAGGAACCGGATACACCTTTACTCCGACTGCAACAGTGACGCCATCTACTGGAGTTTTTGTATCATTTACATCAACCGGAGTTTTGCCTTCGCCGTTGGTGCAGGGTCAGACGTATCGCGCAGAGAATCCAAGCTCAGGAAGCGGATTTACGCTAAAAGGCACAGATTTTTCAGATATCAATCTGACTTCAACTGGATCGGGAAACCTGTTTCTTGTGTTGTCCCGGTCATTTTCAATTGGATTTACTGGCCTTTGGAACGGAAATTTTGGAGGCACATTTACAGGGTCAACTGCGTGGGTGCGATTGCAGTCTGATTATCAGCTTCCGATTACCGAACCTGCTACTGACGATGTCACAAACTATTACATCACAAAAATAAACAGTGGCAGCGCAAAAATTTACAAGGATTACGCAAGAACAATTCAGATTATTCCGACTCAACTTGGAGTTGGTCAGTCTTACTACGCAATTGGATGCAGGGCTGTAGGAATTGTTTACAACAACTGGTTCAGGCCAAACACGGGCCAGTATTTGGCCTCTGGAATGAGGATTCGCTTTTCGTCACTTGATGAAGTTCTTCCCGATCCACTTGTATCCACTGCCGACTACTCGTTAATTGTGGATGGGCCGAACATGTCGGTTTCTCAAATTGGCTCAATTGTTGGAATGAGTCTATCGGGTGGAGGAGCGTTGCTGACGTTTAGTGCAGACCACAGTGTTAGCGTTGGAACAACTGTAACATTTTCAGGGTGCCTCCCGCTTCAATGGAACACTTCATTTATTGTGGCAAGCATTCCGTCCCCAAATCAAATTTTGGTGTATCAGGGGGCAATCCCGATGATGACTGCGTACGGAACGTACACATCTAACGCAGTGCTTCAAATTACATCACTAGGACACGGGAACGTGTCTATGGAGATGTCTCGAGATTTTATTGCGGCAGCGCAAACGGAATTTGAGTCTCAAAATTGCGTATTTGAAACCGGAGATGAAATTTCTGTCAGGCCGTCTCCGGGCGACTCGCTGCCATACCCATTGGCGCAATCAAGTCTGATCAATCCTGCTTCATATTTTGTAAGAAAAACTAAAGTCAACAGTTTCGAGCTTTACGAAACTAAAGACGATGCCATCAACGCAGATCCTTATGGACTGATTGTACTCGGCACTACAGGGAATACTGTTGAGAGTTATTTTTTCTGCGACTTGGTTAGGCCGCCAACACTAGTTAAATCAATTGCGCACGTCGAAAAGCCGGAAACAATCGGGTATGTTTCGCTTTATGCGTTTGACTACGGCCGATCAAACGATATGGCGCTAATCGGGCAGTACCACCCAAGCGAGACGAATCCAAAGTACCGCAGGATACGACTTGGCAAACCTTGCGCATGGGCAAGGGTATTGTATCGAGTTTCTAGCCCGAATTTTACAAGCGAGTACGACTACATTCCGCTTGAGTCTCCGAGAGCAATCCTCGCGGCAGTTCACGCAATCGATCTCGAGGACAAAGACTTCATGGAACAGGCGCAAAAGTATTGGCAGGTTGCTGTTACTTACCTCAAAAACGAAAACGATTCTATGGACGGGCATGCAATGCAGCCGCCGCAGATCAACAACATAACATTTGGTGACGGGACTGACCCGGTGATGTTCTAATGAAAAGCCCGAACATCAGTTCTGGCATGAGCCAGAAAGTGTCTGCGGGATGGATGCATGGCGTAAACAGCATCCGAAATCCGTGGACGCTTCCAGAGGATCAAATTAAATGGGCTCAAAATATTACCGTGCGCGGTGGAGTTGCACAGACCCGCCCCGGTTTTGCGATGCGGCTGAGTTTGCCTGCTGGAAATTTCCAAGGCGCAATTTTGTTTAACGCGAACAAGCAGTATGCAGCCGCAGGAACAGAGAAAAATGCAGCCGGAGTTCGGATTACGCAAAAAGCTACGATCTATACAGTAGATGGGGATCAGTCTGAGCAGTTCGAGTTGTCGTACCTTGTTTTTGCGGTGAACGGCAAGGTTTACTATTCTCCATTTCCATTAACTCAACCTCGAGATTGGAACGACTATTTGCTCGTCGGAATAAAGCTGGATCCAACCGTTGAAATGGTAAATTTCACAACAGCAACAAGGTCTGCGCAAACTTCAACGACTACGGGAACAACCATCACTCCGAGTTATCGGATGATTGTGATGCAGGATGGAATCAATCAGCCTTGCTATTGGGATGGTTCTGACAAAACAGGCTATCAAGCAACAGACATGCCGATCGGGTATTGGATGGCTTATTCTGGGAATCGGCTTTGGGTAGCAAATGGAAACGTCATTTCGGCGTCCGATATTGGTGATCCTCTCGGATGGAAAGAACGCACTACCGGAGCAGGCAGGGGAGACTTCAGTCTCCCTAGACCGATAACCTGCATGCAGGACTACGTCGGCCAAAACAATGACAGTAGGCTTTACTGTTTTACAGATCGTGCAACTTACTCATTAGCCAGCGGAGTCTTAGATAGAGCGGCTTGGGCAACGACCGCAAACTTTCAAAACGTACTTTACCCGACGATCGGATGCGTTGCTGGTAGATCTGTTTGTTTTCAAGCTGGAATGATGTGGTGGTATTCACAAGGTGGCCTTGTTAGCGCCGACGTGGCAGCGTCGAGCTACTTATCGTCACAGGTGCTTTACAAGGACGTCGAAATGGCAAAAGCCAAGCGGCTGATGTCGTCTCGCATTGGAGGGATTTGCTCAATTTCGTTTGAAAATTATTTACTGTGCAGCATTCCGTATTACGAGGCTTTAAATAGCGCCACAATGGTGTTGGATTACGCTGCGGCGTCCGAATGGAACCAGACGCGAAGCCCTGCATGGGCCGGAGTATGGACTGGCATCAGGCCGATTGAATGGATGTCTGGAGTCGTAAATGGTCAGCCTCGAGTTTTTGCCGCATCAGTTGATTACGCGCAGACGAACGATGGCTCATACAACCACATCTGGGAGGCATTTGTCCCGCAGCGATACGACACTTACTTGTCCATCAAAGAAGATGGATCAACATCTGAATTCGTAAACCGCATTTATTGCCAAGCTGAAACTGGATTGCTTGGCGATGGCATGGATCTCAAGCAATTGAATTGGGCTGAGGTCGATTGCAATCAAATTTCCGGAACAGTCGATATGAAGGTATCGTATCGAGGATCCAAGGGCACCTATCAACCCATTCTCAACACTCGCGTTTTGGCGGCAACAGAGCCGTACCAATACGACACATCGTACTCTGATGATGAGATCAAGGCGCTTGGGATAATTCAGACTCAATATCGACGTCTCATTACAGAAGCTGTTCAGCCAAATTCAGCAGAAAAAAGCTGCGAATCAGATTTTCTGCTCAACATCGACAAAGCGTTTAGCCTTCTTATCGAGTGGTGTGGCAGTTTAGGTGTCGAAGCAGTCCGAATGTTCCAAACGCCGTTTCAAGACAGATCGACCGGGAGAGTCACTGTTTCAGAAACGCAATATTGCGTTCTGGGAGAAGACGGGGCGAGCATTTTGGTCGATTTGCCCCCGGCGGGCATCGAGCAGCCAAGCAATGAGATTTCCGTCTGGCAATCGACTCAGACGGCAAGCCAAGCCGTATCGCCATGTTTTGGGCAACCGACGGCCGTGGCGACGGCAACGGCAAGCGCCACCTCTTACGTTTCGCAAGCGGAAGCCGACAATTTGGCGCTTCAAAAAGCTCAAGAAGAAGCCCGTATTGCCGCTATTCAATACAGATCCGCAAACCCGTGCGGCCCAAGCTCATAAGGTATGCCTTCCATCAAAACAGCATCCGAGCCAGTTTTGGAGTTTCCAAACCTTTTCGTCTCCCCGTACGGAAACGATGGCGTCATCCCGCTGTACTCGTCGATCCCAATCGACAATCGCACTACCGGACTTTGCCTGCCATGCGTTGTTTGCGGCAACTCGAACACCCGGCTTGAAATTATTGCGGTCGAGGCCGCAAAGGTTGAGTCGAAAATTGACGATTCGGTGGCTGTTACACTATTCTAAGCGTCAAATGAGCCAATCGATCACCTACAAGCGAGTCTATAACGGCACTGAAGAGTTTGAAGCTCTACAGCGTTTTGCCGATACTTTTGACCACACTATTATCGAGCATCCATCCATCAATGTATTTGCTCACTACAAGGGCGAGAAGCTGTTTGGATACAGCGATCACGTTTTTGTGCCGACTGTGTATCCATGCTTCCATCCGGAGCACACGACGCCCCGGGACGTCATGCGAGTGATGCTGGACTGGCGTGCGCATACTCAACTTGCCGGGACGCCCGGATACCTTGCAGTCCCTTCGAGCAACGACAACGGCAAAGGCAAATTTACCGACGAGGTCATGGAGAAGCTAAATTTAATCCGCCTCAACCGAGAGCTTTACTGGCCGAAAACTTAATATGGGCGCATCAACTGTTGATCCATCAGCTTTTATTAGTCGTCCCGACCCTCAGTTGTCGGTGGCGCAGCTCAAGATGCAGTCCGAACTTGGGCGGCAGCAATTGGAGCAACAACAGCGCCTGCTAGGGTATGCCGCTCAAATGCCGCTGGAGAGTTGGTCTCCCGACATTTGGGGGCAAAGCGGCATGAACACAAAAGCCGCTCAAATTGCGGCTATCAATGATTTTCAAACGCGCAAACTCGAGGAGCAAAACAACCCTCAGCTTGCTAAATTGCGGCAAATTCTTCCTGAGCAAATTGCCGAAGACTTGAATGGCAGTGGGTGGCAAAAACAGATGGAGGAGTGGGCCAGAACAAAAGGAATTGCTCAGTATCTTGGATCCGGACTGCAAGATTCAACCATTGGTCGCTCTGCCTTGTTTGATCAATCCACGATCGAAGGCATGGCGATGAAACGCGCAAACCAACAAGCGGCCGCTCAATTGCTCGCGGCTAACCCGCAGGTCAATGTCGGGCTGGACACTGGTTCTATTCTTGGCGCCGAACAACAGGCTGCCGCATCGGGCATGCAGCAACGCGCTGGCTTTCGAGATTCGCTCATGGGGCGCACCGAAGGCGCCGCGCAAGGCACGTCCGATTGGATCAATCAAATGATGGCCTCTGCAAACAATGCGGCGGAACAATACAAGAAAGACTGGCAAAACTATCAGCAGGCCATGTTCCAAGGCGCTCAACATGCTGCTGATCAAAAAAACGCAATGAAATCTGCTTACATTGGAGCAGCCGCCCAGATTGGAGGCGCTGCTCTCGGTGGGTATTTAGGTGGTGCTGGAAAGGGCGCTGGAGCAGCAAAAGGCGCAGTTCCAAAATAACAATTAAAAACTAAAATTATGGGAGGCACAAAAATATCAGCTCCGCCACCACCGGATTATACTCCGATGATCAAGGCGATGGAGTTAATGCGAGAGCAACAGGCTACAGCCGCTCAAGATGCCGCTTTAGCGCAGCGAAAAGCGATGGTCGATGCTCAAAATAACGCTGCCGAACTTGGGATGAGGCAGGCCAACACGGCGGCATCGCAAGACCTCGCACGCATGCAAGAATACCAAAAATCTCTCGACGCTCAGTCTGCCGCGCAGGCGCAAGAAGAGTCTATGGGGATGGGTTCTGGAGTAACCGGAGGAGGGTATGATATCAACGCAGCCAACCAAGTTCGCTACGGCAACCTTGGGGCTGCTGCCCCAATGCTTCCGCCTGCGATGGGAAATGTGATTGGCGGAACCACGCAAAATCCTGTTATGGAAAAAAGAGCAACAAGCAACAAATTCTCCCTTCCAGAAGTAGGGGGAATAACCTTTGGAGGACGATAATATGGGAGGAGGAGGAAGAAGAGGAGGTGACGCCCCGGCTCCTGCACCGTATGTGCCGCCGCCGCCGCCACCAGTTCAAAACACGATTGCAAATCGCGCTGTAGATACAGGCAACAGGCTTGTTTTCGATGCGCCTCAAAGCGGGCCTCGGGGTGGCGATGCAATGTCTGGAAATACAAGTTTAACAGACGTTAAAGGAATGCCATCAGCGCCGATCAATACGGCGGAAGGGCCAGCCGCAACTGAATCCGGCCCCCAAGTTATGGGCATGGCAAAGAACAAGCCATACGCAGCGACAATGCGGCCTCGCGGATCAGCGGCGGCAGCAGCACTTGCTAATCAACAAACCAGCAGCACAAACTCATTTCAGGCGCCGTCTGTTTCCGGGCTGCGCTTTGGAGGATCCTAATTATGGGCGGAAGACGAAGAAGTTTTTCTAGCGGCTGGAACAGCACTATTTTTTCTCCGGATAGGGAAAGATATGCAAGTTTCCGACGGGCAAATCCTACGGCGCCACCTCCGGCAAAGGGTCGCAGGTACGATGATTATATTTCTGAGTGGAACAAAAACAACCCGCCAAAAACCGTAACAACTACTGTTCCGACAGCAGCGGAGCCGGAGGCGCCAAAACCGCCACCAATACCGGAAGCAAATTTAACTGGCGCGGTTCAGCTTGCTCCGTCGGGTCAACTTGGTCAGACGCAGACTAATGTTTCTGACACTGGAAATACAACTGGCGCCGCAACGCCGGGCGCTACACAACAAGCGCCAAGTTTAACAGCTACAGCTCCGAATCCAGCAATGGCCGCGACAGCTCAGACTACTCCGCAGTCACAGCTTACTGTGGGTCAGCTTACGCCCACATCATCTGTAGCAGGGGCACAGTCTGCGACGGGCACGACAGCAACCAAACCTACCGCGAGCAACGCCGGAGACTCTACTTCGCAGTACAATCAGACTCCAAGCACGCCTCAGACTGGGCCATCGACTGGTGTTGGGGCTGCTGGAATTAACCCTGCGGCAGCAATGGCGGCAGCGCGACGCTCCAATCAAAATGTAACGAGCGCCAGTCAGTATTTGATGCCGAGTATTTCTGGCCTTAGATTTGGCGGTTATTAACCCATGCCTCCCTACGTCAACCCGAGCGGGGTGCAATTCAATGCAGTTGCACCAAACTTAAATCTCCCGGCACTGGCTCAGGTTAAGCCGTACCGGGTTGGAACTCCTTTGCAATTTAGGGAGCTTCCCGCATGGGTTGTGCCGACGCCTCGAGACAACTCTCAAGGCATTTTAGCTGCCGGGGCTGGAATTGCCGATGCCATCAAGGGGTATTACAGAGACAAGCGGCAAGACGTAAAAGACGCCGAAGCGGCGGCTCGATGGGAGCGCGAGCAAACCTTCCGGGAGAATGAGGCCAAGGAGCGTCTTCAAATGGCCAAGGAAGAGCACCGCATGAAAATGCTCAAGGCTCGAATCGATGCAACTCGAGCTGGCGGCCCGGATGGGTACGACAACGTAGGCGATGCTTGGAATGACACGGTGAAGCGTTTCGGCGGCGCTACAAATCAAAAACCAAGCGACGCGCCAACCCCGGCTGAAAAAGCAGCAGCAGCTCAAGAGCAGGCTCCGGGCGTCGGGGCAAATGCGTCCCCAACAAGCGTTGATCAAGCGAAAGGCCGCGATGCGTCTCCGAGTGGATTTTCAATTCGCACCACTCCTCAGCTAACGGCGCCTCCGATTTTTGAAGATTTAGATCTCGCAATTCCAAAGACAACAGATGAGCAAATTGCTCAACTCTCAGAAATTCCAGAATTCGATTCAATACAAGTTCCCGAGTTTGAACTTGGATTGATGCCAGCACCCGGCGCGTTGGAGTCTCCGGCAACGGGAGTTTTAGATGGGTTGCGAGCTACGTTTATTAAACCGCCCGAGCCACCTCAATTGCAGCCGGGAGGCGGCCAACCAACAATGAGCCCGGGGGCGCTATTGCCTCCGCAAACAATTACTACGGGTCAGCAAACAGCCGGAACTCCAGATTTTAGAGCGGAGGCTCAATCACTATTTGCAGGACGGCCAGTAGCTGCGCCTAAAAATATTCTGTTGGGCATGGAGCCTTCATTCGTGACCCCGGTAGAGCCGTTTACGCCTCCTCCATCAGCAACTTCGGAGGCGCCTCAGCCGCAAGTGCCGATGCCTGCGCCCGGCGAACCTGATGTTACCGCAAAAAGCGCAAACGCAATTAAAGCGGCTCAAATAATGTCAAGCCGGACGCAACCTCAAGAACAAGCTCCGAACGCCGCAGCGCCAGCCGCAGCACCCGCTGCCGCACCCGTCGCTGCGCCTCAATACAGACCGGGGTCGATTGCCAGTTTGCCTGCTACGTTTAAAAATCGAAACATCGCTGCTGGATTTGCTGAGATGATTGAAGCTGATCCTACTATGCCATACCGGATGGTATCTCCCGGGAAGCCCGACGCTCGTGGAGTTTACCGAAACCCGGAGTACATTCGCAAAGACGCTCCAGCAAAATTGGATCCTAAGCTCGAGCAGCTAAAGCTCCGGCAGGAAAGCGTCGCGAAGTCTGCTGTTGTGGCTCACGAGCAGCAAGTAAACCGGAACCCGTTGGTTCAAGATTTTGCGCAAAAAGGAGGCCCGAGTGCTTCAATTCCACTTTTGCTGGCGTCTTACGGAAAAGCCAGCGATCCAAAAAACAAAAACAAAACTCTTTTTGATAACGATTTGCTCCAAATTGTTGCCCGAATGGCGCGGGGTGCAACTCCTACCGAGGCAGAATTGCATTTAATTGAAAAATCAAGACCGTGGATGGCGCGAGCTGAAGCGTGGAGCAAGGGCAAGTTAACGGGCGATATTCTTGTTCAGGAAGAACGCGATGAAATTGCCAGACTTGGGGCCGAGGTTTACAACGAAAAAGCTCAAAGAGCCAACGAGGAAGTCACCCGATATCGTACGTACTGGGCTAATAAACGAGGATTTGAAGATCCTGCCGCTCTGCATCCTTATTTTACTGGCGGAACAGAAATCGGTCAAAAAATGATGCTTAAAAAAGAAGCGGCTGAAGAAATGAAAAAATTCGGCTCAGAATTGATGATGATTCAATCGCAGTTAAAGTCGGCACCTACCGCTGAAGCGCAAAAACTACTGTCCAAAAAACAAACAATTGAACATGATGCAAAAATACTTGCATCTAGAATTGCAAAAAATAAAGACAGGCCGGAGGCTTATTTGCCGCCAGAACGGCCGACAGATCGAGATTTTGCTGATTTAATTCAAGAGTTTAGAGTAAATCCACGGCCAAAAACAGCAGAAGACATTGAAGCAGAAAAGGAATATGCTAAGGCCTTAAGAGAGGCGGCGCAAATAGGAGATCAAGGCGGCGTATTTATCGAAACACCCTTGCATTAATGACTGCTGAAACAACTGGTGAATTTGACATTGCAGCAGCTCTTCGGGAATCCCAAGAGATGCTAAAAAACATTGGTGGCGACAATGCTGCTCTAGAACAAAAGCCAGAAGCTCAAGCAACAGATGAGCAAAAGCCGGGAATTCTCGATCGCGATTGGGGATGGCAGTCTAGTCTTGAAGAGACGCTTGGAGTTCAACAAAAGCCAACCACAGTCGCGGCCGCGCTAAATGAAATTGGGTACGGAAACATAAACGATACTCAAAAATCAATCGCTGACTCGGTTGAAGACCCCGAGGAAATATCGCAGTTTCCTGCGTGGCACGAAAAAACTCCGCGCCAAAAAGAGATCGCGTACGAATACTCCAAGCGTCCGATCACAATGTCCGATGTTGGAACCGGAGTAGCGCAAGCGGCCGCTGGCTTTGGCGGTCTATCTGAAGGACTTCTCAAAGGTGTTGGCAAGTTTGCTAGAGATTTCACTCCTGATCCTGAAATTTACAACGCTACCCCAGAACGGGCAAAGGAACTGAATGAAGCGCAGAAAAATCGGCAATTGAACGATATTCGATCGTTTGCTGAAGGCTGGACAGACCTTGCATCGGAAGTAGGGCATCTTTACAAAAAAGGAACAACCACCGGGTTTAGCAACGTAGACAGAATCCTTTCAAACCTTGGTATGTCTGAAGAGACACGTCGCGAGCGGTGGATGGCTCGTGACGCTCTCGAAATGGAAAACGCTCGTCATGCGTTAACAAACCCAAGCTCGCTTGCGACAGCATCAAAAGAGACCGTGAAGGCGCTTATGGCGTTTAACGGGCCGTCGATTGACGAGCTGCTCTATCTGCACCCAGAGTTCAAGGGAGATCGGGAAAAGGCCAAGGCGTTTAAAGAAAAACAGGTTGAAGATCGGACAAATGAAGTCATGTCCGATTACATGCAGTGGATGAAGGATCATCCTGCGGATCCCGACATAAAAGCGGTGGCGGCACTGACTCCGATTCCGGGAATTGGGGCTGCAAACCTGTGGAGCCTTGGCGAAAAAACAATAAAAGGCACGCTTGAACTTGGAAACGTCACTCGCAGGCTTGCGAGCGGCATGACCGCAGAGCAGTGGGCCGCAGCGCAGGTTGCCAAAAGGGCCGAGAAATTAGAAAAATCAGCACAAGCTGCTTCGCAAATGGGGCTGATTGGGCGCGGCGCCGAACGAGTGGCAAATGTTATTGATGACTCAGGGCGAGCAATTATGCGCGGACTGGGAAACATCCCCGGCGCTGGAGTATTGAAAGAAGCGGCGGAAAGAACTGGCGAATTTCTCGAGGAAGCCGGGGTTCCGGGGGCGCTTCAAAAAGGCGCAAAATCCCTTGGCAGCAAAGTAGTCGCTGGCGCTACGGTTGGCAGTTTTCTTGATGAAGACACTGTAAAGGGAGCAGCAATGGGCGCTGGCCTCGGAGCAATTGCGCTTGGATCCCCTCGATTTGTTGCAGATTTATCCCGGGCGGCTGCCAGAAACGCAAAAGGAATCACTGGCACGTTTGGAGCACTGGCTCAAGACCCGACCCGGGGGTGGATGTCTCGACTTGCAACCGTTCGCCCGGAAGCCGTTGATTGGATTGCAGGTCACATGTCAGACTTCACGAAGAACGCTGTGCATGCGACTCCGATGGCCATCACGCTTGGGTTGATGGATTCAAACGACCCGGCAGGGTTTGTTAAGTCGATGATGGAAGGGTGGGCTTGGGCTGCCGGGCCGCAAGTTATTCAAAAGGCGCTTGGCAAAGACCCAACGCAGATGCAACGCGAGCGGTCAAAATACGACCACCAAGTTTACAAGCTGAAGGCATCAATGTCGCCGGAGGCTGCGCAGCGGTTTGATGTGTTTGCAAACATCGAAGCGGAAGTTGCTGCTGCCGAAAAATATTTAGAAACTGCCACTCAGAACTACCAAAAGGCCGTTGAAAAACAGGGCGAGTCTGAAACGCAGTCTGATGAGGTTCGCGCTTATGAGGCGATGGTAAACAAGGCTCAGATCCGGCTCGAGGCTGCAAAAAAGAATGCTTCGACCCCTGAAGGCCGAGAGGAGTTTGCTCGTCAATTTTGGTATCGTCTTGCGGACATTGACGCGCACATATCAGGCTCTCTCGAGCCCGGCAAAAACGTAAAAGTCGAACTTCTGACCACCAGCGAAATGCTGGACAAATTGGGAGAATCAAACTCGAGGACGATGGCTGAACTTGGCGGGCCGCTGCCAACCAAGCCAATGTCGCAATGGGGGCCTGAAGAAATCAACATGCTGTCTCCGGAGCAGCGAAAGTATTACCAGCGCCTAATGTTCATGTCGGAAGCTGAGGGCGCCAGCTACTTAAAAACAAATACGGTTCGCAAATCCGACGGGCAACGCATCGACCGAAATACTGGCGAGCACGTTGTTTGGGATCCCAAAATGGAAAAGGGCACTGTCGCCCTAAACTCGGACGTGATCATCAAAAACATGATTCACGACGGCAACGCATTCCTGAGTGTGTATGCCCATGAGATTGGTCACCAGTTAGACAATTTTGACGAGCACAAGAAACGAACCTCTGGGTTGCGTGAAAAATTATTCGGTACGGAGCGAAAGGACGCTCAGGGGAACGTGATCGCTCGAACAGAGGGAATATTTTCCGACAATCACTTGGTTGATTTGTTCATGGAAAAATACGGGCGATCAAATGCAAACCTGACCCCGGAGCAGGTTGCTGAAAACATGGGCCTGTATGATGCGGCGTCCGGGCAATACGATATCCCCGGAATCGTTCGAGTGATGCGAGATGAGGTGCTTGCAGACTTCAACGCGGTCGGATTGTATCGGAATTACTTTTTCAATCAGCCTCGAGGCGCTGCCGCGCTTGTGGATTGGCTCACAATCAAAGATCAGAACTCTGTGGTGAAAAGGCTGGCTCGCAGGCTCGCAGGATTGCGAGAAGAAGGCTCTGCATTTGGAGAGCGGTCAGGCGCAGAATTTACTCCCGAAGCGCAGCGTTTGATTGAGCAACACATGCGCGAGATGAAGTCGCTGCGAGGCAACATGGCTCCGCATAATCCCGAAGAGTCGTACACGCCTCCGGTGGCAAAAAAAGACCTCATCGCGAACAAAGAGCTGTCTGACTATTACCTGACAGACTCAGGCCGCTTTAAAACGGAGATGGCCGCAGTTGTTTACGACAACGACGGCAAGATCATTGCTGAAGTTGTGCTTCAGGATCCCGAAGCAAAAGAAGGATCGTGGTTCCATCACCTAGACGAAAACGGGCGCAGTCAAATCACGCAGGGGCATGGCGACGGCGAAATGCCTCCAGAGCTTGGCGACTTGCAGATCCCAATGGGTGGCCACCTGATGTCTGTTGTGAGGCTTGCTCGCGACGCCTCCGGAAAACCAATTGAAAACAGCAATAGCGAAACCCGAGAAGTGGTTGAGCGACGGTCGCAAGCAATCCGTGACGCAATCGACAATTCTGGCGACGTTGGCGCCCCGGATAGGCTACGCCCCGTCGCCCCGGGATCAAACACCTATCGAGGAACGCTCACAGACGCTCAAATTGAGGCTATTCGCAGGCTTCCAAACCGCGTAGTGCCGTATTTCATCAAGAAGAAGCTGTACGACGTCAACAACGCCTTAAAAAAAGGCGATGGGACACGCCTGCTGTTGGACTACGCTACCCGTATCGACGCCCGGGGACGGTACGTTCCGTTCTCGCCAAAAATTCAGGATGTGGTGCCTATCGGCATGATGTTTTCGAGTGACGGGCACTTCCTTGTCACGACCGTTTCCATCAGCCGGATGATGTCCAAGCTGGATCGCTGGGAAGCGTTCATGCCAATTCGCCTGAAGCCTTGGAATGGCTCAAAGGGCTCGTTCATGGAGGAGTTTGTAGGCTCGTACCTTGAGAACCACCAGAACGGCCTCCCGGGATCTGGGTTTGACCCATCAACCGGGGAAGTCGTCCCGGGCGCAAAGCCGCTTGCAAGAAACGCCGCAGAGGCCGAGACAAAGCGGAACATTTTTAACGACTTTCTGAACATGTACGACTCGAATACGGTCGAGTCTAACCCGGACAGAACCGAGCTGCCAAAGCTGAAGCTGACCCGAGAGCAGCGTGAGGACGAGAGGCTTGTGAAGCTCGCAAAAGAGCAGCGCAAAGCTGAAAAAAGCAGCGATCAAAACACGATGGTGCGCTCGCTTCGCCTCGACTCAATCATGGATCTTGTCGAATCCGACCTGAAAAAAATTCCAGTCGATTACTACAAGGCAAAGCACAACATGTCCTTGAATGTGTACGAGGACAGCCGCGCACAACGGCCTGTGGTTGAGCCTGAGTCCGACATGCTTCGCGGGATGCGCCTAAGCATGACGCAGACCCCGGGCGGGCCTCGTTTTTCACTGAGACGCAGCGAACAGGGATTAGAAGAAACAATGGTTGAGCCCGGCCTGTATTCTCAGCTTGGGCGTACATTGCTGCAAAAAATGCCAGCAAAAACCTCGGCTAATCAAGTTATCAACATATTGCGTGGAGGCGGCGTAAAGGCAGATGAAATTCGTTGGAGTGGCATCATGCCATTCATTGAGCGGATGCAGTCCGAAAAAGGGAATGTTACCAAGCAGGACATTCAGAACTTTTTGCAAGACGGCTATGCTGCAAAGTTTGAGGAGGTTGATTCCCCCGGAAAGGTGTACGGCAAAAGGTACAAAATGGGGGACGACCAAATGAATGGCATATACGATAACTACAGAGAGACAGTTTTGACTCATCCCTCTGTGGATTTTGTGTCTGAAAACCACTACCCAGATGTGTCAAACTACGTTGCGCACATGCGGCTTCAGGACGTTTACGTAAAAAAGCCCGGAACTAATAAATTTTTAAATGGTCTGATCATAGAAGAGGCTCAATCCGATTTGCATCAGCCCGGCCGTAAAAAAGGGTACTACACCAATGAGCAAGCTAATCGGCTCGTGGCTTTGAAAGAACAACTGCAAAAAGCCTTAGATGAACGTGTAGAGGCTTTTGATGGCTACATTCGACACAAAACCGTGTCCTATGATGAAGCGAACAAAGCAACCGCAAAGGTTGACGCTGTAAGAGATCAACTTGAGCTTCTTTACAATGAGGTTCCAGCCTTAAGGCCATCTCAAGGTCTTCCGCAAGGTTCGCCAGAGGCGCCGCTGTCAAAAGACTGGGCGTTGCAGCTTTTTAAAAGAGCCTTAAAAGATGCAGTAGATTCCGAAAAGGACTTCATTGGGTGGCCTGCCGGGCAAATTCAAGCTGACCGATATCCCGGACTACAGAAACCAGCAGACAATATCGTTGTTACATATGCCAAAGGTGGATACCACCTGAGCGCAACTAAGGGGGACGCAGCGGTTATTAATAAGGCTGGCGTCAAAGAAAACGAACTGAAAGAGCTAATTGGGAAAGAGCTAACGGAGTCTGCGCTTAAAAAACTTAAAGAATCCGAAAACCAGTTCACGGCTGCCGCTTACTTCAGCGGAGATGATTTAATAATTGGAGGCAGGGGGATGAAAGTGTTTTACGACGAGATTCTCCCATCTGAAATTGGCAAATATGTGCGTCAATGGGGAGTGAAGCCTGAGCCTAGCTTCACTTACAACGCCGGATCCGGAAATGCTCTGTGGAAGATTGACATCACGCCTGAAATGGCCGAATCTGTGCGTCAGGGGCAGGCGTTGTTCTCGCTGAAAAGCGGCGGGGAGTCGGCTCCTGAATCTATAAATCAAGAACAATATGGACAAAGAGACATTAGAGAAGAGGCTCGCTTTAGTGGAGCGGGACGCGGCCGAGATCCACAAGAGATTGGGCGACCTTCCGGCGAGATTCGCGGCCGTGCAAAAAGCCTCGAAGATTCCGTTAGAAGAGCGGATAGCGAAGCAAGACAGGTTCGAGGCGAATCTGAGGGCAGGCGGTCATCTAAATCAGCAAAACGCGCACAAGACGCGGCCTTAGTTGATGCGGCAGAACAGCAGGGCATGCTGTTGGATCCATCTGACTTTTTGAATCGGTGGAGAGAGTCAGGGGGAAGAAAGGGCGCAGAGCATTTAGTCGCCTTGAATGCGAAGAATGGTTTTGTTGAAAAACGAACCAACCTTCCAATGTTCCATGACAGTTGGAGCGATTACTTTGACAGAATCAAAATTCACAACCGTTACTTTCCGGAAACGGCAATATTGATCGAAGGTGTACACGATCAAAAGGTAACGCCTAAGTCTGGTGAGTCTGAGTTTTTAAATGACCTCAACTCTGAGACTGTTTTAAGCTCAAATGCGCTCGATGCGCTTGCGATGTTTAGAGGCGGCGCCGAATACACGGATCCGCGACGCGCTGGGGCGTATGTAGTTACAAGACAGCCATATATTGACATCAGCGAGGCGCCCTTGTCCCAAGAGCAAATCAGTGATTTTTTGGCAGAAAGAAACTTTTTTAAGATACCTTCTTATAGGCACTTAGAATACTACAACCCTA